TTCCTGGTGTACTATATAGAAGTAGTTCGCAAACAAACCGAAAAACCTATGGGTCGCACCTATCGTCGAGATGACCACCATTCTTGGGGCAAATATAACAAAGATCGCCGCCAGAAAGGTAACTCTGAACGTTATACTCGTAACGAAGAATTTGGAGAATTTTCTTCTCGCAAAAAGGGTAAGAAGAAATTTGATCTTTCTAATACTGAATATTATGAGGAGGATTGGGGTTGATGGACGAAGAAGAGTTCTTTACTGAAGATATTGACCTCGATGATCAAATCAATGACATGAGCATTGATTTTGATGATTATCCTGAGTCTGATTTTATCGAATACACTACTGATTGGTAATTACTATGAAACTCAAAGACCCAACTACTAATGTCGTTCTCACAGAAGCAGAATGTAAGTTTCTTGTGAATGTTCTTCTTGACTGGGATCAATCACAAAGGAATCAAACTAAACCAGAAAAGCAAATGTGGGAGCGACTAATCGCCACATTGGATCCTTACTTAAATGATAAATAGCCCTTCTTATTATACATTTGTCGCATTTATATGCGTACTCGGTTATTTCTTCTGGATCTATCCAGAGGGAATGAACCGAGTTTTAATTTATCTAAACTTGCAACTTCGATTTGCAAAGACCGAAGTTATGAGAATCTATATGAAGTGGAAACTATTGAGAGAACTGAATAAGTTCAATCGAGAACTGGGTCTGCCACTGATTCCATGGAACCATAAGAAAAAGCAATCGGACGACACTTGACAGACCATCTGTTTTGCCCTATAGTTCCTAGGTACAACACACAAAGGACATGGACGATTTCGATTTCTCTCTGATTGATGAGCAGTTTGATCACATTCATGAATCAGAAGAAGATGATTGGACTTCTGCCGTTCTTGGCGATGAAGAAGAAGTAATTCGACAACTTGTAGGATGACACACCACGATCTACTAATTGATTCCCTGATGACGCATCTTTATAGTGCGTACAATAAGGGTCGAAACGATGAAACCTGGGATTTCTATCATGATGGTGAAGTCATCGCACAAGAAATCCTAGAAACTGTTGAAGAGTTTCAACAAATGCGAGCAAAACTAGGCAAAGAAGTAACTTACCTAAAACCTAGACCAAAATGGAGGGCATCTGACTAATGGCACTATCACAACAAGTACAAGAGTCTCTAGATGAAGCACAAGCATCTTTGCGTAATGCACTTGCGTTTGCTGCACGAAACGAACGTCCCGTAGTTTGTAATGCAATCTCAGAGTCTATTTGTCGTATTGAACAAATTCAAACGTTTGATGGTTTGATGGATAAACTAGAAGATATGCATACAGATAAATTTTAAATATGATTACAGTTCTAGATAATCCTAAAAGTGATCTTTATTTTGAGTTAAAACAATTAATTAATTCTGAAAGATTAGCTTGGTTTTATGATGAGACATCAACTCATAATAACCATAGTGATTATGATAATGTGTCTTTTTATGGTCATTCTTTTTTAAAGAGACCTAGTTGGAATGAGAACAAGATGTATCCAGAAGTTTCCTCTGGATTTATTAATCTTGTTCATGATGCTTTAGTGGAAGTAGTTAATTTCAATAATTTAACTTTAAATTCCTTTATTCGAATTAACGCTAACTGTGTACATCCAACTAAAACAAATAATTTAACAGTTCCACATTACGATCATAAATTTGATCATTTTAATATGATAATATATTTAAATGATGCTGGTGGAGAAACTGTAGTGTTGGAAAATGGCAATAGAATTGAACATCATCCTAAAGAAGATGATATTATTTTGTTTCAAGGTCTTCATTGTCATAGACCACCAAAAGAAAAACGTAGAATTGTATTAGTTACAACATTTATATGACAAATAGAACCACACCTGAGACTGTAAAGGAAGCAAACTGGGCACTCTTTCGTGCTACAATGAATCTTCCTGCTGCTGCTGACCACTGTGGCATGACTCAAAAAGAGATGAAAATGACCTTCCGTGAATTCCTAAAGTATCATGAACCAGACTATTCCGAATCTATCTGATCGTCAATGGCAAACTGTATTCACTGCTGTTCGACGGTATCAATTTGAGAAGTGTATTCTTGATTCCGAACAATATTGGGAGTGTTCGGAAATCCTTGACGAACTGTTCGACCTCGCTTATACTCAGCGAAGAGAACAACCAACCTAATGAAACATCTAAGAATTATGCGTATTTGTGATTTGTTACAAGATGCGAGAGATCGTATGCTTGAACTTGACGAATCTGACGATGCTGCTATGCTTGAACTACTCTATCAGAAGTACATCCAACTTTATCATGAACATCTTCGTGACCTCTACGAATCCACACCAATCAGCAAGAGTTCTTCCTGACAAACATGTGGTCAAGATGCCACTAGAATCGTGTCAGATGCTCTCTATCATCTATTCTAAGTGGTATTACGATTGGGGTACTATTCCCAAGAAAGATGGTTGTGACTATGAGACCAAAGGTGGTGCATTCCGCAACCATCCATGTACTCAATGGGCAGCAAAGAACATCTACAATACTGCATGGTTAATTGTACATGGTCTTGCACTTTGTACTGAATACAAATATCGGTATGGTAAGATTCATGCCTGCAACAAATCTCTGTTTGAGGCAAAGAAATTGTTTCATGAGAAGACAGGCAAGGCAATTACATGCTATTGTATGGCAGATGACTTCGCTCGTGCTATGCCTGATGAATACAAACTTGATACGAGTATAGATACACCAACAGCATACAAGATGTATGTTGCATCTAAACCATGGGTCAAAGACAACTATCTTCGCAAACCTGATCGTAAACCAGAATGGGTATGAATAAGAAGACTAAACTCATTCTTGCATTGATGCAGATTGAAAACATCTCCAATCTAATGCGAGGTAATGCCTGGGAAGGTTTTACCACATCACATCTGCTACCACTTAAATATGAACTTGAACGTCAACTTGTACTTGAAAACCATGTGGAGACTTTGGGCAAAAGCAATCGGGGAGAAGGCACACAAGAAGGATAACATTGCAGATAAAGTTGCAGTGATTCGTACTATCATTTTTGCCACCTATTTACTGACCAACTGTTTTATTGTTGCTGGTGTGATTCGACACTGGAATGATGAAACTGTGGTAAATGTAGAAATTTATGAGGCACAACCTACTGTTCCACTAATCAAAACAAATTATAATCGTACAGGAGAATTTGAATGAGTGAACATCCCGAAATCACTGAACATGAATGGATTGATGATACCTTCCGTGTCTACAAAACTAAGTATGGTTTGTGGCACAGTGCAGCAAAAGACGGTGAAGAGTTAGTTACTGCCATGACTGAAGAACAATGTATCTCTGGCACTCGATTCTATCTAAAAGGTAGACAGGAAGGATGGGATGAAGAATCTACTAGGGTACTGAATGATGGAAAAGTTGGTGGAAAACTCTGATTATCCTTACCACGAATTAGATCCAACAACTCCATGGTACGAATGGTTAATGTACTGTGAGATTTGTCACCAACTTGGTGTAAAGGATCAACCTAAGTTAGGACGATATATGGCATATCGTAGATATCTGAAGTATATGGGGATTCTCTGATGTATTACGAGAATGAGAAACTCAATCAAATATATAGAGATACGTGGCCTAATTTAGGGTGGGCAAGAAGGCATATGGAAATTAGAGCAGGAGATTGTGTAAAGTTCTTAGGATGTTCTAAAGAACAGATTGCATGGGGTAACAATGATGACCCAAATCCAGACTTATTTGTGGGTGATAAGTATCATGTTGAGCATGTTTATGTTCATTCAAGTCACACTAAAATAGAATTGCGTGGTGTGAAAGGTAAATTTAATTCGGTATGTTTTGAGAAATGCTAGAAGTTATTACAGTCCTGCAACTTTGCATTCAAGGTAACTATATCTGTGTGCGAGACAACTCACCTGCTCCCATGCAATTCTATAAGAAAGGTGAGGCATGTTACATTAATGGAGAGTTTTATCAATCATGTCCAGGTATAGTACAAGAATCGAAGGAACGCAAAAGGAAACCGTGGGATTGAACTGGTATGATTACTGGATCGGTCATTGTTGGATGACTGGTTGGCAATCTATTGCTGGTGCATTTCGTATCTGGTGTGATCTCATGACAGATAACTTTGCTGATTATGGGATGTTGGCATCTGTCGAAGATCCTTTTACCGAATGTTATGAATGGTTCTGGGTATCTCTTGGTGAAGATAATACATATCCCAAAGAGTTTCTAGAATATCTGCAGCAACTTTGTGATGATATTGATAGTGGTAAAGAGAAACTTATTCCTCTAGATGAAGATTTCTTTGAACGGATGAAAGAGTTGACAGATGGAGTAGAATTAGACGATGACGCATGAAGAAATGATGGAAGAAGCAGAACGTCGTGAAAAAGAGAACAAAGTTCTAGACATCGCAAAGAACATTATGAATGAACATAGTGGAGCATTTCAACATCTTGCTGCGATTGAAAGAAAAGAATTTGCTGAGAAAGATTTTGAAGATCTTACCCGAGAGCAACGAATTCAACTTGCTCTAGAAGAAATTGATTGGATTGTGATTGGTGGGCAAGATGGACAAGAGTTCTATGGTTCTATTCAGTTTCTTCGTAAAGTATTGAGGAGCTTGGCATGAGATTCCAAGAACCTACAAAATGGGAACTATTCATAGAAGGATTTCATAACTTCTGGAATTGCCTGGATTGCTATAATGATGGTGATGAATGGGGATATGATGATTTCTGGGAAGGATTGTCTCTAGGTTGGTATATGGAATATATCTATCCTTATGATGATGCCTTCAATCCTACTATTTCACATGTTCGTCAGATCCGACTAGGTGAAAAACCATATGTGTATAAGATTTATGTGGAGGGACAATGAGCCACTTTGTAAAGAACCCAGACGAAATTGTGCTGGAAGATATTAGAATGTTCCACTATGAAACAATGGAGGAAGGTCGTCATGTATGGATTGGTATCTATACCAATGATGGCAAGATCTACCACATGAATATCGGTGGAGACAATCTTAGAGTATATTATAGCAATGAAACAGTATGAGGAACCTTGATTATATGAGAGCAGTTGTACTTGGTGCAGTGTTGGGTATGTCCTCACTCACGTTAATTTACATGATTGGTGTGGCACTGGATGTCAAAGAACCAGAAACAAAAGTAGAACAATCTGAACCCAATCATGGCACTTATACTGTAGTCAGCAAGTATAAAGGTTGTGATGTGGTACAATGGCATTACGGTGCTCTTGCCGAATACAAATACTTTTTGCATTGCCCAAAATGAAACTCTTTGATTACGTTTACTATAATGATTTTGGGCATGAATGGTATTTCCAACTGCTCTCAAACTATCCTAAGTTTGCACTGATAGATTGTGTAATTCAGTGGGATGAGTTTCCTGCTACTGAATGGTTGCCATGTATTTTATTTGGTATTGGTCCACATGACTTATTTGGTTTCTCAATCCGATACAAATGGTTTGAGATTCGTTTTGCATTATTGCATTTCAAACCACGCAACTTAGAATGGTATCGTAATCACGAAAGGTATGATGAAATCGACTGATAAGGATAAGTTATACCTCACATTATTTTTACTAATCCTTTTCCTGCTTGACATGTGCGTGATCGGTGGGGTATTATGGCATGGTAAAGCAAACTTCCCTGAGTTGATCAAACATCTACAATCATGAGAAAAGTAGTTGTAAAACCTAAATCCAGCAAGGCAAAGAACCGTCTTGCTAATGTAATGGAAGGCAATCCTGTTTGCATTGTTGAGCAGGACACTGGTGGAGAACTGTTCTTAGTATCTGAGAATGGTAAGTATGCTATGTGGGTAGCAACTCGCACTGGAACTAATCGTTTCGGTGACAAAGCAGATGCACACTGGGAAGTTATTACTGAAATTAAGGATGTGATTTTATGATTCTGTTCTTTCTTGGTTGGGTTGTTATTATATTCTTCGTTCTTTTCTTTGTTCTTCCATATTTGTTTGATAAATGAAACCTAAAATCCGAGTTATTCTAGAACTAGCAATCGAAGAAGGTGTGCGACGTGGTTATGCACGGGCACACAAACATGTAGAAAGTCCTACTGAGGGTGCTATCATTGAGCACATTGAAGATGCTGTGATGTCACAGATCTACGAATACTTTACTTTTGATGAGGAGATTGATTTCTAATGTCTAACTTCTATACTTGTCTCCCTGGCACAGATGTGCTCCGTAGTAAGATTGATGTCTTCACCTGGACCAATCCCGAAAATGAAAATGAAACTGAACGAGTAGAACTCACAGTAGATAATGCTGGCATTTTCATTACCTCTTGTTCTGGTGGTGCTCGGGAAGATATGAGCATCGAAAATAAAGATCTTGCGATTGCTCTTGCTAATGCTATTTTAGAGGCATACAAATGAGGTTTCGTAAAGTAGAGTTCCGTTGGAGCAAATACAACAACAAGTATGAACTTGTTAGGTGGTATGAAGATAGTATTGACAAAGAAATGTGTTATACTATTGCCGTCTTTGATAAAGACAAAGAAGGATATGATATGAGAACCATAGGTAATCGGTTCTTTGAGGATAAAGATGCCTGGGTTGTAGGTAAGTATGGTCTGGAGTTTCTAAATGCTATCTTTCAGATTGAACAAGATGAAGAGGAACTGAAATGACTGCCTTCACTTACAAAGGATACGGACGCATCTACACTAATCCAGAGAAAATTCAAGAGGTAGAAAACATTATTCAAGAACTTGATGAGTTTGAGTGGGACTATTATCCAAAAGGACTTGTAGCATCTTGGGACAATTATCCAAGTGTTGAGTATGTTGGTAAGTTTGAACTGGACGAAGAAAAGTTCAAACAAATCTGTAAAGAACGAAACATTCCTGTTTTTGTCTTTAATGCTTATGATAATGATTATCCTCGTGGTTATGTCAAAATCTTGAATGTAGAAGAAATCAAAGCACTTTCTTATGGAGAACTGAAATGACTGAACGAGTAAAATTCAAAACTATCACACGAGTGATTGGTCCCAGGAGTGGCATTCATTATTTGGATGCTATTGATGAGAATGGACAGCATTGGACTGCCGTAATGTCACCACACGAAGAGCAATGGATGTGCTATACTGAAACCTGGAAGAAAGATCCCCAACAACCTTATGACCTTTGAAGACATCCTAGAAGAGTATGGGCAAGAAGTATTAGACACATACTACGAACTCTTTCCAGACAAAAACATCTCAAAGTTTGGTGATAGGTGTTGTGGTTTTGTTGGTGAGTATCAGGATTTTGTGTTAGAATGTTATCATTCAACTGGTAGTGATAGTTTGGAAACACTTGAAGACTTTATGAATGGTGTATTTCAGGAGTATTATTACTACTGCGAAAAAACAGCAACAGGATTTGTATTTTATAATGAAGACCGATGACTGAAGAAGATAAGTATGCTCTCAAAGAGTTGATCCGTGGTGTTAGTGTATTTCTTGGTGCCTCTGCTGTCTTTATTGTTCTCATGATGGTATTAGCATACTTTGCCTCTGGTGATAAACCAATCAACGAATCATCATTTGAAGTGGTTGATAAGTACAAAGAGTGTGATGTGGTAAGGTATGCACCACATCAAGCTAGAGAGTATAAGTATTTCTTGTATTGTGAGAAGAACAAATGATTGGATTGATTGCTGGATTGACCTGTGGTATCACTACATTTTATGGTATGGGTGATGGTTTTCATGGGCAGCGAACTGCAAACGGAGAACGTTTCGATGCTTATCGTTGGACTGCTGCTCACCCTTACCTACCTATGGGAACTAAAATTAGGGTTACGAATCAAGACAATGGAAAACAAGTAATTGTGAGAGTTAATGATCGTGGTCCATATTCTCATGCTGATCTAGATCTATCGTATGCTGCATTTGCTCACATTGAATCAACACGAAAGGGTAATGCTACTGTATGTTGGAGGGTAGTTGGATGACTAAAGAACAAATTGAATTGCTACGTCATCTCATTAAACAAGAGATTGATGCTGCTCAAATTGATGGCATGGAGCACGGCGCATGGGGATGGGCAGATAAACAATTAGAAGAAGGATGGAAATGCTTTATAGATAGTTTCACAGGCATGACTACGGTAGAGAAACATGGGAATGTTTGATACGATTAGATCATCATACGATCTAGGACCACACTTTACTAATGTAGAGTGTCAAACTAAAGATATTGAAGAATATGGCATTGGTGGCACATTGTCATTTTATTGGATAGATCCTGCAGGATATTTGTATAATATTGATTACTCTCACACTGCTGATTTCGTTCAAATTGGAGAAGATGATGAGAGGTATCATAGTGAGAAAACATATCTTAATTTTATCTGGGAACCTAATGGCAATCATGGTAAAGTTCTTGTTCATGGATTAACCAAATATGTGGAAATCTATCCTGCTAATTGGGAAGGAAAGTGGCAAGATTGGCCCAGGTTGCGGATTCACTTCCGATATGGTAGGATACAGGACTACACCGATGTCACAGGACACTGATGCCAAGAACTAAAAAGGTTGAAGAGATTAAACCAGTAGCAAAGAAGAAACCTGCTGCTAAGAAGAAACCAGCACCTAAACCTAGGGCAAAGAAAGTAGATGATACTCAGATCATCAAACCTACGAGTGATCTGGATAAGTTTCCATATGAAACCTTTCCCTATCGTATTGAACATGCAGAACCAAAAGGCAAGAAAGTGTGCTGGTTCTCTCATGAATCACACGTTCATAAATACATCGAACGGCACAAACTTGTGAAAAAAGATTATGTTGCAGAATGTTACAGCAGTCTAAATTAAACATTAAGAATCCTTGATTTGTGTTGATTTCTGGATAATATAGTATGGTAATCAAGGAGATTTCTATGACCCAAGATGAATGGAATGAAATGAAAGCATTGAAAGATGCTATCACTAATTACCCAGCATCAGTACATCCAGAAAAGATGGAACGATTTACTGAACTTCTAGTTAAATCCTTAGATGGTGCTTCCGATGTTCACCCTAACATGAGGTTTCAATGAAGTATTACGAACTCGCAATCAAAAATCTACATGAAAGACTGAAAGATTTAGAAGAACGTGTTGCATACTTGGAAGAGGAAAATATAGGGTTATCTAATGAGTTATATGAATTGCAGAACAGACAAGATATACTTGACAACCCCAAATGGTCAACACTTAAAAACTTTACGTTAGGAGATTCATAGTGGAAGAGGATACATTGCAGGTAACTGAGAATGAAGATGGAACACTTCAGATCTCTTGGGATAAAGAGGATCCCAAATACTCATTTCTAAATGACTTGACAGAGGCAGAGATTACTGCTATCCTAGAACAATCAATTACGAGGATGCTTGAAGATGACGAGTCCGTATTGGGATGTGATGAATGATCTTGATTCTACGATCACGAACTATCTAACTGTTCGTGATCTGATTCGTGATAACACTGAAGATCCTAAAGTTCTCGCAGTGGCAGTTGATCTGTTTGAATACTTTATTGACAAACAAGATAAAGCATTTAAGAACGCATGGAACGAAGTTGTAGGTTCTACAACTGAATCAATTCAAGATCGAAAGTATCAAGCACAATACACTGATGAAGAATTAGATGCTATGTGTGATGCTGCTGCCTCTCAACAAGAGAAAGAACAGTGTTATGAATATAATCTGCGTGAAGCAGAATACTATAATCAACGTGCATATCTAGATCTTAATCCTATGCTTGCTGAATCTAAGGAGCAAATCTATAAGAACTATCGTGCTGCTATTGATGAGTACAACAAACTCAACGATAAGTATAAAGATCTAGAACGGTCACATGAAGAACTCCAAGATCTATTCTATAAGGTAGATGGTGAACTTGATGAACTGAAAGTGCAATATAATCGTAGTAGAGAAGATTATCATACTATCGTGACAAAGGTTATGAATAATAGTAAATAAAGTTTATCGTGATACTAAATAGTAAATCCTTATAGGAGTCGATCAATGGAAACAAAACTTTGCTCTGTTTGTGGAGCAAAATGGATCGACGGACAGCATTATTGGTCTGGTACTGCAAAAAAGGGGAATGAACTGGATCTTGCTGGTCTCGTCTGTAACAATCTGCCTGAAGAAAAAAGACAGAACTGTGCAAATCCATGTTTAGGTAAAGAAGGTGGTATGACTTGGGCAAAACGATTATCTCAAACTGACAACGCATTAAAAAAACTTGATCTATGACTTTTATTCATAAGCAACACTAATACAAAACCCCTTGACATTCTTGGGGTTGTACCCTATTCTACTCCAAGAGGTCAAAACAATGCACCTAAAATCACATGAATCTCCACGATCTCGTGGTAGAAATGATAAGAGTCCTAAGCGATCCGCTAGGACTCGTCAACTCAAAAAAGCGAAAAAACTCTTTCTCAGGAGACTACAAAATGCTCAGTAAGAACAAATTAAAAAAGTTCTTCAGTAATCCTGTTTATCATGCAAATGATATTATTCAGGATCAACTTGAAAAGATGGAAAAAGTATTCAATCATCATCTAGAAACTGGAGATGAACTAAATGCTCTTGCAATCTATCAAGAGTATAAAGAATGGGTTGATGCCGAAGATGGAGAAACCTATGGATTTATGCTGCTAGAGCATATCGCAAATTATACTGAATAAAATGTTAAAACTACTTCTTCCTTTACTATTATTTTTGCCTGCTCCTGTTCTTGCTCATCATGATGAAGTTAGCATGTGTGTTAGAACTAAACGGACTGTAATTGCAGGACATTATGATAGGTATGGTCGCTGGCATAGTTCTTACACAATGGAGGAAGATGTAGTAGAACCGTGTGAAATATATGGTTATGTTCCTCCCGTAGGTAGACCTGCACCACCAAGAGTTTATAGACGTTATCCAAGAGAGATTATCTGTGGTACGTCATCACTTACCGTGCTGGGTATTCCTATCATTGGAAGCAGGACAGATTGCCCATAAGAATCTCTAATCATTCAGGGGGTTGACAAGACCCCCAATCCCATGCAATACTATCAAGGTACACAACAAAACGACATGAGCATCACTTACGAGATGAACTTTGCAGATCCAAAGTATTGTGAGTGGATCTTTTCTGATGGTCAGTATATTGGAGAGATCCATGGTACTGTACTTGAAGGATACGAACTTCGCAAAGTAAATGAGATCAAACTTGCTGCTGGTGCTGCTGCTATTGATCTCGAAACTATCGCACATTTCCAAACAGTTTGCGATGCCAAAGATTTTGTTAATCAAGCAGGGAGACTTTGATGGTGACTTTTCTATTTGCTTTTACTGGTGCTATGATTGGTGGAATCTTCATCAATTATGTACTACAAGGACCACAACGATTTGAGGACGATAACTAATGAAAACCCATAAGAAAGTGCCTTTGGGTGTATTTCTCGGCATAATTGCATTTGCTATTGCTCTCCTTGGATTGCAAGCATGGGTGTTAGGTGTTGTGCTAGGATGGTTCGGTATTACACTTGCCTTCTGGAAATGCCTGGTGATTGTATTGCTTATTGGTACACTGTTCGGTTCCTCTCGTTCTAACTAATCATGACTCCTGATACTTATTCTTTCAACGGTGATGTTACCACCTTCATTGGTTTTGTTGGTGTTGTTTCGACGTTTATTATTATTGTTGCTGCCTTCCGTAAGTATTGGAACTCTCCTTATCGTCGTTAATTAGTATAAATGTGACAGACTGTTAAGACCCCTTGACTTTCTCTGTCCCATACCCTATTCTATGAAAGTACAAAACAAATCAACTATGCCTCGCACTCGCAAACAGCAACCTGTTGCTCCTGTTGTTGTTACTCCTGAAGTGAAAGTTCCTCAAGTTCTTATCACTCGGGAGCAATACATTCAAGACATCAAGGTGCGTTGGGAGATTCACACTTATGAGGTGAACAAACTGGTTGAAGATGTTAGCAAACTCTTCAACTTTCTCACTGATAAGGTATTCTATGCCTGCACTGATCAGTGATAAGCAACACTAATGCTCAGGGGTCTTGACAGACCCCTTTTTTTGTGCAATACTAGAATCATGAAAAACATTCATCTAGAGCATCCCGAAGATTCTGTACTGCTGGGCAAGCAATCTGTCCAGCAAGTTATCAATTTCCTTAGGGAGAAAGATAGCACTGTATCTACAAAATGGGATGGTGCTCCTGCTATTGTATTTGGCACGAATCCTGAGAATGGTAAGTTCTTTGTTGCAACTAAAAGTATATTCAACAAGGTAAAAGTTAAGATCAATTATACTCATGCTGACATCGAGAAGAATCACAGCAACAATCCGAAAGTTGCTGGTGTACTTCATACCTGTCTTGAAGCATTGCCGAGGGTGGAAGGCATTTATCAGGGTGATTTTATTGGTTTTGGTGGTCAAACTACTCTTAAAGCAAATACTATTACCTATATTTTTGATTCTAAACACAAAGATATTCTTAATTGCTCTATTGTGTTTGCTTGTCATACATATTATACTGGACCCTCGATCAAAGAATTGACTGCATCTTTCAGTGTACCTGAGTATCTGAAGAATAACTTTATGTCAACCTATTTTGTAAATACCAATGCACACATTACCTCCCGTCGTCGTAGAGTTGATTACATTCTTGGTCTTGCAAGTGTGGTTAGCAATTTTGTTAAGTACCCTACGGACAAGAAAGAGATCGAAAGACTGAAGATTGCAATTAACAAGTGTATCAAAGATAATCGTCCTGTTGATTGTATCTCTGGCAATATGTTGCTGCTGTTCAATCTCATCACTCAAGCAAAGGAAATGATCATGGAAGGTCTTGCATCTTGCGAGATTGTTGATACTATCATTGATCTTGGTGTTGACATCGAACGAGTCAATCATGAGGGTTTCGTTGCTAGTAACAAGTTTGGCACGTTCAAGTTAGTCAAACGGGAGAAGTTCTCGTTCTACAATTTCACTATCGCTAAATCCTGGTAACTAACTATGAAGAAGTATCGTTATACCATACAAATAAACTTTTTAGATGGTGATGTAGATATAAGACGCATTGAGAGTCCATTACATCCAGGAGAAATTATTGAATATATTCAGTTACTTAGTCAAGATAAAAACATTGGAACTGGTATGATTGAATCTGTCTCTGTTGGTGAAGATTTTGAAGTAATTGAAGTAGATGAGAATATCTTAACTAAGAGAGATGGATGGATAGGAGACACTAATGGATCAGGGGGTTGACTTCTGCTGTGATCTCTGCAATACTATAAGAGTCAAAGAAATCGCTTCGATGAAGAACTATCGTGTTCGGGTTGAAACCTACGATCAATGTGTTACCATTTGGTATGAGAAATCCAAGGCAAAGTCCGCAGACAAATTGATTCTCAACCGTGTCTACAATCAGTTGTGTGGACTAAACATTAAAGAAATCGAAGTTACTCCTTCTGTCTGAAATCATGAACACTGGTTACACTCTCAACCGAGTTGAGTTCACTAAAGATGAAGAGACTTGCATCCTAAAGTTTCTTCGCCAAGCACAAGAATGTGGGTATCCTAGTGCTAACGAACCATGGTATCCTGTTATTAACAGCATCATGTTGAAGTATTGGGATAGTGATATTAAAGAAGCACAATCCTGGCAAACAGCATGAAACTATTATTTCACAAACCACCTGAAGGTTATCACTATGAGAAGCGAGACTTTAAGAGCAATGTTATTGCAATCTGGATTCACTTTGATCGTCGGTTTGACTACAATAATGGTGCTGAATGTAGTTGTATCTGGGGATTCTACAACACCAAGACAAAACAATTCTACGCACCAAAGAATAGTAAAACAATGGGTAATGTAGTGGATTTGAATAAGACAACTCCCTACAGTGCCATGCCTAAATTACAACAGAAGTTAATTTATTCCGTATGACTTATTTCATTGAATCTATAGACTATAAGAGAGATTGTGGATCGTGCTCTATGTGTTGCCAGGGTTGGTTATCTGGTGACATTTTTGAGTATAAAATGGAAGCAAATAATCCGTGCCACTTTGTAAATGAGGGTTGTTCTGGTGGATGTTGCACAATCTACGAACATCGTCCAGATATGTGTAAAGATTACAAATGTCTTTGGTTACAGCAACCGATTGCACTTCCGTTATGGATGAGACCTGATAAATCCAAAGTAATTATTACTGAGCGTGTAGTTGAAGATGCAGTTGCATCTGAACAATTTACTTACTGGCAAGTACGAGAGTGTGGTGAGAAAATTGATTCTGTCGTTCTGAATTGGATTATACGAAACTCAATGCACTTCAATATGAATCTTCAGTATGAAATTGCAGGGCAATGGTATTATTTGGGGACAGATAGATTTATGGAGTTTATGGTTGGAAATAAATCTCTTCAAACTATTACACCTGATCAAAATAGCGAAAAAGAAAATAACGATAAGGATTGATTATCTTATCCATAAGATTGTCTAATGGTCTAGGGGGTTGACTTCTAGACCTTTGTGCTCTATTGTATTCACATACCAATCAAATTACTATGAAACTGCGACTCCACCAATCCCGTGTGCTTGATGCAATGAACCAGCACAAGATCGGTCAGATCGTTATTCCTACTGGTGGTGGCAAGACTCTCTGCATGATCATGAATCTGCTGCAACGTTTTGTGCAGAATCCTGGTCAAATTGCTGTTGTTGTTGCACCTCGTATTCTGCTTGCTGAGCAACTCTCCGCAGAGTTTCTGGAGTTTATCACCTCTGCCAATGTGATGCACGTTCATAGTGGTGAAACTCATCACTATTCTTCTACCAAATCCGACAAGATTGCGGATTGGGTTACTCAACATGCGGACACCAATCGTATCATCTTCACTACCTATCATTCTCTCGGTCGTGTAGTTGATGCTGGTGTGTGTGCTGATGTAGCATACTTCGATGAGGCACACAATTCTACTCAGAAGAAGCATTTTATTGCCACTGCTGCTACATCTCTGTCCGCAGATAGCAAGTATTTCTTTACTGCAACTCCCAAACATCACACCAATCCTAATGCTAACGGCATGAACAACGTTAGCATCTACGGAAACGTGATTCACAACGTTCGTGCTAAAGAACTGATTGAGACTGGTTGTATCATTCCTCCGCAAGTTGATACCTACAAAGTAGATATTACCCGTGACAAACGTACTGCAGCAGAGGCAGATCGTAACATGATTGTGGACATTCTCGATAACATCGAGCATGACAATCCTAAGGTGCTCGTAGCTGCTCCCAGCACGAAAGTTATGTGGAATATGCTCACTAACTCTGACATCCTGAAAGAGTTGGAAGATCGTGGATATGGCATCCTTCACATTACATCTAAGCACGGTGCCTATGTTAATCGTACAAAGGTCAATCGTGAGAAGTTCTTTGACACTCTGACCGAGTGGGGCAAAGACAAATCTAAGAAGTTTGTGCTGCTTCACTATAGTATTCTGTCCGAAGGTATCAACGTTCCTGGTCTCTCTCACTGCATTATGTTGCGTCAAATGCCTATCATCGAGATGGCACAGACCGTAGGACGTGTTATCCGTATGGACAAAGATGATGCTGCTGATATTGCATCTGGCAAGATTCCTGCTGGTGCATGTCATCTGTATCGCAAACAGTTTGGTAGTGTGATCGTGCCCGTGTTCACCAACTATGGTAGTGCTATTGCCAAGCGATTGCAGTCTGTTGTTGATACTATCTTTGTGCAAGGTGTCCCTGCTATTTCTACCATGACTCGATGAATGTTGCCATGAGGATACTTAATCGGTCCTCATGATGCCTATAAGCAACATTAATGGTCTGGGGGGTTGACTCTGCCCCCCATCTGTGCCATACTATAAGAGTCAAAGAAATCAAACAAATGCGAATCGACGTTAAGTGTCATGCTGCTCCTTGGGAGAACACTACTGTAGACATGGATCGTGCATACGATCTTGCCTATGATCTCTCTGAAGAGTATCAGTGTGATGTTGACCTTCGTTATAACGAAACTGGCATCATCTTCACCACTGTTTCTAACTACTGATTATGCAATTCCAAGTTACTGAAATCGCCTTTGATTTTAGCGATGATGCTTATGATGAACCCATCACTGATGAATACAAAGAAGAACTCCGTGATGGTGTGTTTGGTAGTATCTGGGAAGCAGATGACGAAGATGATCTAGTTGAAGAGATCACTTGTGCGACAGGTTGGTGTATCAAATCCATTGATTATCGCATTGTTCTGAAATGATTGAGTTTGCACTTGCCGCAGTCTTGAGTAATAGTCAAGCACATGCAATTCAGGATCAGGAAGATGTAAATAAGACTTGTGCCTACATTGTAGGTATCCCATACGCATCTGACAACTTCGATGATAACGAATGGGAACGATTTAAACTATGCAGAGAACTTATCAAAGCAGATTTGACTCATTAGAAACACTGATCTCAAACCCCTTGACTTCTGCCCTGATCTCTGCAATACTATAAGAGTCAAAGAAATCAAACAAATGACACTCACAGAACGCAATCAACGACTCTACGAACTTCGGCACAAACTTAACATGAAACGTGCGGAAGTTCGGATGGTTGAAGATGAAATCTATCGTGTTCGTGATGAATACGATCAGCAACGTTTTGCTGAAACTCCTCTCTTTGAAGAACTTTTCGGAGGTTGATTAACATGGATCGTTTTGTTTGCATCACTTTCGGACCTCGCAATGATGATCCTGCACAATTCTGGAATGAAAGAACTTGGTGGGATCGTCAATCTCAAGCAGAAAAGTGGGGTCTCAAATCTCTCTCGATTGCAGGAACTTTCGGTTATGTTGTGATCGAAGATGGAGAGGATTCGTGGAAGATTGTGGATGAACTTGGAGCACCTTCTCATGCTGTAAGTGTGTCTGCTGAGTATAAAGGTGGAGTCACCTATTCTGTTCAACCTGCCCCTGTACTTCTCGGAGTTTGATGATGACTGTAAATCCTATGTTTGAGTTTCTGTATGACAAATGTAGGCAAGATCCTGACCTGCTTGCTACTATCATTGATGAGTATTTGACCTCTCTCAGTGATAGCAAACTGGTTGAACTTGAAGATTTTCTTGTCAACAATTTTGGAGATCTGTGATCGCATGACTTACTCCAATCTCTCAAAGATCAAACCCAAACTGAGAACAACTGGTAGGGTTTCAGGTAACTTCGGACGGAACAAAGTGCAAGCAGGTTCAACACTTACGGAGATCGGAATGAGCACAGCAAAGACTATCAAATGTATGACGCAGGATGAGTATTTGAATCGTCTTTATGTTGCATTTGATAATACTGATGACCTAAAACTGAAGAAGTTCATTTATAGTGAGATCCGCAACATTCACATTCAACGAGGAACTTGGTGATCATGAATCTATCTCCTAAGTATATTGCCGCATTTGTAATTGCATTTGCCGCAATGATCGGTTGGAACGCATTTCTGATCCAACGTGATAACAAACTGTTCGATGCTGTGTATAATCAAAAGGAGCAAGTTTGTGCTCAACTTAACACCTGGCACCCAGATTGCAAGGTTGAGTGATATAAATTGTGCTTATCAGACCCATAAGCAGCACTGATCAATAAATCTCTGGTTTTGTATCACGGTGAACTACGGGGGGTGGGGTGATCGGTTATTGTATGTTCATCGGGGGTTGAGAGAGACCCCCACCACAAACAAACTTCACTCAAATGTCCTACTCTCCTGCCTACTCTGTCTCTGGTAAAATGATCATGAAAGACAACGAATCTGGTCGGTTCTTTGTTTCTCTGGTTGAGAATGATGCTTTCCGTAGTGCAATCGAAGGTCTCTACGATTTCGTGATTGATACTAACGCAGATTGCGATACTGCATACGATTGGGTATGCGATCAGTGTGACATTCAGACCTTTGTTGCTGATAAGTTTGCCTGGGATATGTTCTACGATGTGTATTCTCAGGCAGCAGATCTGAACTGAGTTCATTAACACTAACCCACACACAAATCACTCAAATGACTGTCACCTACCAAACCAACATTGCAGACCAAACCTATAACGGTTGGACGAATTACGAGACCTGGAATGTTGCACTGTGGATCGGAAATGATGAAGGTTTGTATGATCTGGCACGCAACTTTTCTGATTACGATGATCTCGTCACCGTGCTCTATGAAGAGTTTGGACAGAAAGAAACTCCTGACGGTGTGAAATGGAATGATCGTAAGATCAACCGCATCGAGATGAACGAAATGCTCCAAGATCTCTGATTTAACTAACACATTCATTCCTGAAATCATGAAACTCTTCATCCTCAACAACGTTCTCTCTGATTGGACTTCTGGAATGGCAGTTATCGCAGCAGAGTCTAAAGAACAGTGCCGTGAATTGTTTATCAAAGAGTTCAGTGAATATCATGCTCATGAGTTTGATAACCATGCCAAGTTCACTGTTATCGAATCTGTATCTGTAGGGGAAGCAGGTGTTATCTCTTACGAGTACGGTGGTGGTTAATGAGTCGCCGTAAATCCCTCACTTTCAAATCACCTGATAAGATGAAAGTTCTCGGTCTGATCTTTATTCTTTTGTTCATCACTGTGCCCTCTGTACGTTATACTACGGGCAGCGCACTTCATTCCGTTGCTAACATCATTCAAGGAGAATAACATGTCCCGAGAGCAACGCCAAACCAACGCAATCCGCCAGCAAACAGTACAAATCCGCCCTGTACTGTTTAACAACAAACCCACACACAAAACGACCAAATGACTACCCTACTCGTGCAAACTGAAATGAACAATGCCATTGCCCAAGGTCTCAACGAACTTATCAACTTGAATCAGCAAGTCTTTGACTATTGGTATAGCGAACTGTTCGATGAAAATGATAATCCCGTGATGGAAAAGTGGACTGATCAAACACTCAACGAGATCGAAAAAGATGTGATGTATAATAGCACTGCCGACTGAAAAATGACCGTAGATCTTTACACTGAAATCCTCAAATCTGAACCCACTCCAATGACACTGACCGAACAGCAATTCGACCAACTCAAAGAGTCCTATGCCTACATGATTGTGGACGATATGGATATGAAAACTCTGGTACAACTTGCCATTGATTCTATCATCGAAAATCTCAAATCGTATGATCAAGATGAACTCAAAGATGAAATCGTAGAACTGTATGATGAAGAAGTCCTAGACAATCTCCTAGAGCAAGTTATCACTGAAGGTTGACAAAATGAACGACTTCACCTATACTGACCCCTGTACGATTGCACTCTCTCATGAACAACAATACAGGGATACATTAGACTGGGATGATATACTCACCCCTGATGAATACCTCGATCATGTGGATAAGCGACTCTACGAAAGATCACAAGGTAGGTATAATTGAGTTTTCCACAAGTATGCGGAAAACTGTGGAAAATTAAGGCACTTTTTCCACAGTTTAAAAATACCTAAAAAAACATATGTATGCGTTCTGTTTAACTCTTAAGAAACGTACAGTAAAGGTCACTCAGAGATGCAAGTTAAGTCCGCAGTCTATCACACTTTCTCGAAGATTGCAACCCTCAGACTCATAAAATCACCTTATCTCAATGATAAGCAGCACTGATCAGAAAACGCTTGACGTGCCCCCCAGAATCGCCTATATTGAGTGCATCGGAGGGAAGGGAAACAACCCCACCCCCGACATACCAAACCCCTCTTAAATCGCCTCCCATGCGTAAGATCGAACGTCTCATGAATGCTGCTATCACTGCAGGTAAAGATTGGAAACTCGATAACACTGAAGTCGTTGCATGTTCCAACGTCTCCGATGTCTATCTGCACGGCAATCTGATCGCCCGAATTGGTGAAACATGGATCGAACTTTTCGATGGTGGTTGGCAATCTAACACCACAAAGTCTCGCCTCAATGCTATTCTCAAAGAGCATGGAGTTGGCGACGAAGGTATCTTCCAAAAGAACTATCAATGGTTCTTCCAGTCTAAAGATTACGGTGTAATTCCTTTCTTCTCAGGTATGCGAATCGCCTGAAGTTTTCCACAGAATATAACAAACCTGTGGAAAACTAATTAACTTTTTCCACAGATAGTCCTGGGCATGACTATAAACTAACCAACACACACTAACTAACAACGAACAACCCAACTATGTCTAAGCAAGTTCTCATCTCCATGCTTCGTCAAGGTAACACTGGCAACGAGATTCTCAGCATTCTCGATGTTATCGCCAGCGACAATGTGAGCAGTTTCGACTATATCGAGTCGCCTGCTATTGAGACCGCTCTGGGTATTCCTACCCTGCAAGAGATCGAGTTCTGAGTTATACTGAGGGGCAGTCAAATGCCCCTCTTAAGTATAACGAACTCCGCCCAGATCCCAGTCGTGGCGCGGGTTTTCGGGGTCGGGGGCGGCCCTAAATATAAAACAATGGGTCCTTGTAAGCTATAAAGTGTTACGGAAGGCATCTAAATATTATTCGAAAGGGTCCCCCCTCGGAGTCCCTATATTAAAAAATTTTCGCGGTGAAAAAAATGGAAGAAGATCAAATTTATCTTGCGAATAATAATCAATATATTATTCGTTATCAAGAGAGGGAATCGAAGGAAATGAAGTTTGTGACTGTGGTAGGTGCGAGTCCCTCGGGTGCCATGGGAACATTTAAGAGATTGATCACTGATTATATCGATGAGACTCCTACCTTAATAACGAAGGAGGACTATCGAGAAATCAGAGAAAATCTTGGATTAAATCCCGATGGTATTGATGAGTCAGAGATTCCCGATCAACTCAAAAAGATGCTAAAGATTATGAACAGTAAGGAATGGAAGGATTATTATGCCTCAGGAGGAATGGAAGATTACTAAGTGGTACGTGGAGGTCGCACTCCCAAATCCAAACATCGAGCCCAAGTACAGACCTTTATATGAAGTTAATGAAGAGTCTGGACATTTGAGAGTATCAAACGAAGAACATCTGATCGATATATTAGTTGATGAAGTTATGTTTTTCGATACATATAAGCAGGCAGAAGATTTCGCCAATAATCTCACAAACTTATATGGATATTTTTCAAGGGTAAAGGAATATGTCACGTAAATTTATAATCGAGTTACAGGAATCTCCTGAAGGTGATCTCATTCTTGAGTTCCCTCAGGAGATTGTTGATGAGCTAGGACTTATGGAAGGTGATGTCCTCAGATACGAATTGGAGGACGACGGATTAGGTTTTAGAATGTTTAAGGAAGAAAAATAGCGCGTAGCGCGTTCGCTGCGCGTAAAACTCAGAGGTATTATGAAAGATGTTTGAAACAGAATTAACAAGACTAGTACGTAAATCTCAAAGTGCATCGGAAGGTGATCTGATGTATCTTGCTAAAGATAATGAAATTGCTCACAATGTCATCAATGAAATCTGTAAAGGATTAATTGATCGATTGAACAAATTAGAGGAATATGTAACAACTCAAGTTACTCATCCAGGTAATATTCGTTATCGTCCTGAAGGAGAAGAAGATTATCTTACTCTCAAGGAAAACCTAGATCTCATCTATCAGCGTCTAAATAATACTACGGAGGAGAACTAAGTTAGATGCCTTGCAACGAAGAGACTTGCGATCAATATACTCCTACATCTGACGGAACTTGTGGACCACCGTGTTCAAATCCTTGTGGAGTTCAATTTGAGAAAAAGGTATTTCCTCAATGGGATACTTCTAGGATTAACGCACCTACTTGGGAGCGTGATCGTATCATGTATTATTTTGATGACTATTGCGGTCAACCTGGTGTACACACTCCTTTAGGTGGATCCACATCTAACGATCCAGATGAGAATAATCAAGTAACAGAAGAAGTACAGTGGGGGTTATCATCTGATAGTAATCCTTATGGTGGAAGAATTTGTAAGAGTATTCCCCTAGGTTATTGGTGGGAAAATAATGATGAGATTTGTCCACAATTCTATAGTTATGGTAACTTTGGAACTTATAACACCAGAACTCCTCCTGTAAAGAAAAGATATTGGGAACACTATCCTACAGAAATTAGTTTTGAACCAATTCGCTCTGATAGTTGGTTCTATTATTTGTATAAGACTGAAAATGGCGTGGTAGGACAACCTTGCCATGTAATGTGCTTTTACATGTATACACTTAGGACAACTGGAGCTGGTGATGGTAATGCTGGGGTTCCTGGTGCAACTCGTACTACCACTTCATATTCTACTTATTTTGGAATTAGAAAAGTTCCTTATGATTGTGCATGTGATCCAATTCAAACTTATATTAATTACTCTTTAGAAGACGGTAAGATTACTCCTGAGAGTGATTATGATCCATATCCATTGATTTGGACTTGTGGTACAACTAACAATCGTATTGCGTTTTCTTATCCTGGTGCAGAGGTATCTGCTGATGTTGAAGTTAGAGCATATGGTATAGAAGGGCAAGATGTTGGTAGTGATACTCTTGGTTCTTGGAAATTAATGTTAAATGTTGCTGGACAATCACAGGGAGAACTATACACCGAGATTGGACCGCATGAAAATTTCCTAGATAGCAGGTCTTCTGGTCATAGATATCATACTGAATTAGAAGTAAGAAATAGTAGCGGAACTGTCCTTGCTAGACTTAGAGCAACCTTTAGACCATTTGAAGGTGTTGGTGATGGTAGCAGAGATGATTCTAAATTTAAAATTAAAAATGTTTCTGTTGTAGGTAATGATACTAATTCATTACAAGAAAACACCACATATGAACTATGGGGTAGAATGGAGACAAATACAACTCGTTATCGTCAGATCGGGCAAGTAAGATTTCCAAACATAGTACGTAGTGATATAAGACCTGGTATACCAATTACTTTTCATATCAATGAAGCATATGATATGAGTCCTGGTGATGTTGGGCAATCTCTTTCTAGTTTAGGGTTCTATGCTGCTTGGGATGGATCTAGAGGAATCTCATACATGTCTCCAGCTGGAAATGGTGTTTGGGAATCTAGAAATACCGTTGTAGTGAGAGACTATACCCTTCCTGGGGGAACTATTATCAGGATGGAATTAAGGTCTTACTATGACGATGATAGTAGTAGCTATTGGACTCGTTGGAAAATATTAAGAGTTGTTAGATCTGGAAGTGGATATGAACCTGGAGATGGTGTAAACTATACTGGTCAAGATGTCTATTACTTGTATTATCCATCTGCAGATGCTACCAATAAAGTTGGTATTGCTCTTATGGTGTCAACAACTCAGGATGGTGAATTTAGTGAAGGTCAGGAATATTTACAGGTAGGTGATACTGTTAATGGATGGACGATCACATCATTAAAACATACCGACGAAGATTTCAACATGCACATTGCTGAAATCACTGATGGAACTGCAGACTTCGATAAAGATACTGTTTACAATACCTCTTCTGGAATTGATATCTTTGTAAGAGCAGGATGGGGAATACCAGATAGAGCAATCATCATTGGTAAATATGAATTTCAAAGAAAGGAGATTGTGTATAGTACAGCAATCCCTAATCCAGAAGTTCCCTTTGATGGTTTGGACGTAGTTAAACCAAAGCTACAGGCAGTTATTAAAAATGGAAAGGTATCTAAAGTAAATATCTTAAGTCCAGGAAAAAATTTAAAAGATACTAATATAGAAGATATTAAAATTGCAATTCAATATCCACCTCCATATGTAAATACAGAAAAATATTTGGAATATATTGAAGATGGTGTTGATCCAGATACAGCATTTAAAAAAGCAAAAAGCAAGTCTGCAAAATTAGCTAAGGCAGAACCAGTGTTTACTGGCGGTGTTTTAACAGATATTAAAATCATTAACGGTGGTTCAGGATATTCTGAAACCACCCCACCATTCGTAACTGTTCCCTATATTGCAAGATCATATAAAAATGTATTAAAACCATCTTCAAATATATCAACCGCAGAATCCGCAAATAAAGAATTATTTGATAAGTCGGAAGCATTCAAAAAACTTTCTACTAAAAGTTATTCTTATCAACAGGCAATAGACAGTTCAAACGATTCTAAATCAAATCAAGTTCCTGTTACAAATAGCGAAGGAGTTTTTTCTGGCAAATATATTGCAGGAACAAGTAAAACTAAGACGGTAAATAAATCTGGATTCGATTATAATGAGTATTCAAAACTACAGGCTCCCGTACACGCAGAACAATCAAATACCTATCTGAAGGGTCCTATTAAAGAGTTATTAAAGGAAAAAAATTCTCAATTATATACTAAACCCAAATCTGGATTTCCTAAGGAAAATGCCCAATTCTATTTGCCGCCATCAAACTCGGCTAAATCAAGTTCAAAGGCATCAAAGGATTATAAAAATTTAAAAGCAAGTATCGATAAGCAAACCCAATTAAATGTACAATCTTTAAAAGATAACGCGAATAAGCAATTAAGTCTTATAAACAATGGTTTGAGTGATGCGGAGTTTTCTAAGGTTAAGACTTCGGTTCCTTCTGCTATTACTGGAAGTTTAAAAAATACTAAACAACAATCTAGTTCAATACAATATGCTCCACCAACGTCATTTAACAATTCTAGTATAGATCAAGCTAAAACAATAAAAGTATCAGTATCAAACTTGGATGATGGCAATTATTATGGGAAACAATTTAAGGAGTTTTATAAAACTTACACTAAAGGTTCCAATAATACTTTTGAAAAGGCATTAAACCAGATTGATGCACAATACGAAGCAGATATTAATAAAATGTGGGAAATGGATTTAGATGAAAATAGAACTATTATATATGATGGTGCTAAGGAATCTAGAGTTCGTTATGCTTTTTATAATCTGCCTTGTGCTACAAGTAAAAAAATATACTTAATCAAAGGATATTGTCCAGATCCAAGGCAAAACACTTTTATGAGAGTTAATATTGGGGTAAAGGTTCCATTTGATTATGATAATGATAGAGGTCCATGTAAATCATGTATCTATGAAGACAGTGCAGTTATGAATGCATACGACGATTTAGTTGATGAATATGGTGCCAGCAATGTTGAACTTGCTGATGCATGGTGTCAAGTCTATTATGCCAATGTATTATATGCTGGGCAATCTGATGGGCAACCATATGGTATCCCTCGTACTACTGGTTATACCCTCCCATATTCATCTTCATATGGTTTTCTTGGTTTTAATCTTGATTATATTAAGGAACAATATGGTCCTCAATATATTTACGAAGGTTGTAGGGACTATGAGTTTTCAGGAAATCTTGAAATACTTCATGATTTGAGTTTAGAGACTGATACTTTTGTTGATGCTGTCAATAAATATGGAAATCCTTATGATTTTAAGTGTGGTAGAAGATATGAAGATTCGAAAGTAATTAATGAAAGTGCAATAAATAATTTTATAGGTGCTGTTGATAATCACAATCCAAATGCACCAAATCAATTAAGTGATCCCGATCAGTACGAAGAAATATAATGCCAGGATTAGTAGCATTAAATACAGGAACTTGTAGCGGTGAAGGTGTTTGTGTTGCTGCAAACATGCATGACATAACAAAATGTCAAATGCCTCCTTGTCCGCCTGCAAATACAGCATGTAAGATTTTACCTTTAGCAAAGATGATTTCAACTTGCTATTGGCCCCCAACTCCAACTACACATTTAAATCCTGCAACAGCAATTAAAACTATTAAAGTTAATGGTGCAATACCTCTTGCTGATGGAGATATTTTAACTAATCATATTTCAACGTGTACTAATAAAGTTACTAATTTATGGTTTACTGGAGATCCACCTGCTTGTACTAAACCAATTATAGTCGATTGCCTCTGTAGTTTATTGACAAAAGAAGACAATTTTGGAAAGGGACACACAAGAGTAGTTAAATCGACAGCAACTACAGTTTACTTTGAGAAAAGACGTGTAGCATGTGTAGGAGATCCACTAGGACCGCCCTGTACAGCGAAGATCTCACAGGGGTCACCCAACGTCACAGTTGGCAAATAACACCATTTATGGTACAATACAGGAGTCTCTGACGAAGAAATTATGGCAAAAGCAAAAGTAGGACTGAATAAATCTGGTTATACCCCTGGTAAACCGAAAAAAACTCGCCAAGGTCGTTCTCAGAATACGCATCTTGGTTCCAGTTCTCGTAATGGTCGCACAAAACGTTATCGTGGACAAGGAAAATAGTATTTTTTAAGGGGATTGGAGTATTTCAATCCCTTTTTTGTCATTTTTCGGGATAGCAACCCCGTAAAAAGTTCTGTTTACCCTATTTTGGAGAAAACAGATGGCAATTCACCCCAATCCAGACAGAAATATTGACATGATGGAGCATGATTTTGGTACTATTTGTTTAATTACTGATAGAAAAGCGGATTATTACCTAGAAAAAGCAAAAAAGAAGACGAACGAACCCCCATCTGACCGTTTTTCTCGTCCCTGTGGAGGTAAAGGTGGGTTTGATGACTATGTAGAAAGATGGCACTAGTAGTATAAATAACCATAGATAAATTAATCTTCGTGTAATGCCAAACAGGTCTTCGGAAGAAACTAGATACATTAGATCTTATACAGATATAAATGTTGATTTTAGGAGTAATCCGATCACCAAAGACATTTACGCTGTGAAAAATGAGGCTGCAATAACACAGTCAATACGAAATCTAGTACAAACCAGATTTGGGGAGAGACTCATGCAACCAACAGTGGGTTCAGATGTATATTCAATGTTATTTGAACCCCTGGATGTCTTTAGTAGTATGGAATTACAGAGTAAAATACTTACTACAATTCAAAACTACGAAAAAAGAGTAGATGTCCAAGAAGTTAAAGTAGCAATTATGGATAACGAAGATGCTGCTGTAGTAACCGTGACCTATAGAATTATTGGTGAACCAAAGATTATACAAAACCAGTTTATTCTAGAAAGGCCGAACGATTAATGAAACCTACTAATTTAGTTAATATAGATTTTGATGACATTAGAGAATCTATCAAGTCATATTTAAGAACTCGTCCAGAGTTTACTGACTATGATTTTACTGGTTCTACTCTTTCATATCTTATTGATTTGTTAGCATACAACACTTATTACAGTGCGTTCAATGCTAACATGGCACTAAACGAACTATTTTTGGATACAGCATCGATAAGGGATAATGTAGTATCTTTAGCAAGATTTATTAATTATACCCCAAGATCAGTATCTACAGCAAAAGCATGTGTTACTTGTGTTGTTCAAACAGTTTTAGGCGTTGATGGTTCCTTTCCTACAACAGTCACTTTACTGAAAGGTGATGTTGCTTCTGGTGTTGTAAATGGAATTACCTATACATTTGTAGTATTGAGTGATAAGACTGTATCAGTAAATAGAGCAACTGGAGAAGCTATATTTGACAATTTTAAAATTTATGAGGGAAATTTATTATCATATCAATATGTTGTAGATACAAATATTCAACAAAATTACATTATTCCAAATGATAATGTAGATACAGATACGTTAACTGTTTATGTGAAACCTAATATTCAATCCACTCAATATGACAGATTTAATAGAGTAATGAATGTGACATCTGTGGAATCTACAGATAAAATTTATTTCTTAAATGAAACTGAAGATAGAAGATATGAATTAACTTTTGGTGATGGAGTGATAGGAAAAAAATTAGAAGACAATGAAGTAATATATTTTGAATATGTAAGATCAAGTGGAGATGCAGGAAATAATGTAAACTCCATGTCTTTTATTGGAACGATGGTAGATTCAAATGGAATTGCACCATTATCCGTTAGAATGGTCCTAAATGATAAATCTCAACTTGGGTCACCCGCAGAATCAATTAAATCTATCAAGTTTAATGCACCAAAATACTATGCGGCACAAAACAGAGCAGTAACAGCTAGGGATTATGAGGCAATTATTAGAAATATATATCCCAATGCGAAATATGTAAATGCATTTGGAGGAGAAATATTAAATCCCCCAGTATACGGAAAGGTTATTGTAGCAATTAAAACTACAACTGGTACAAAATTAAATAACCTAACTCGTAATGAGATTATTTCTAAGCTTAGACCATATGCTATGGCATCTGTCGAAACGGTTATTGTTGATCCAGATGATTTTTATGTTAATCTTAGAATCTTTATTGCTGCAAATACATTTAGAAGTGTTTTATCAGATGATTCATTAAGTCAAAATACTGCAGATGATATAAGAAGAAGAGTGTTGGCAGCATTGCAAGACTATGGAGATCAGCAAGATTTAGGAAATTTTGGAAGATCGCTATCCATTTCTCAGTTAGAAAAAATTATTTTAAATTCAGATCCAAATATTAATGATGTTCAATTTGGAATTACACCATATCAAATAATACCTTATGAGGATTTGACTGATCCTTCAACATGGACATTAAATTTTGGAATGCAATTAAATTGTAGTTGTGATTCTGCTGCTGGAAACACTGTTCAATCATCTGCATTTTATACTCCAGGTATAGTACAACCACAGTATTTACAGGATGATGGTAATGGTAATTTAGTGTCATACTATATTGACAATAATCAACCAGTCATTACAAATACTAATGCTGGAACATATAATTGCGATAATGGACAGGTAGTAGTTGGACCAATAACAACACAGTGTCCTCCAGATGCAACATGTCCAACGAATATTGTGATTTCAGTTAATCCACTAAATCCAAATAATATTACTCCTCCCGCTGGAGCAATTATAAGTATTCCAACTCCAGAAATTAATGTAGGAACTGATATTCCTTCTACTGGTCCAGGAGCATCAACAGGAAATCCAAATTCCTTAGCAGCAAATCCACAAACCTTGACATTTACTTCCCCTGTTGCTGTAACCGCAGATTTCGCATCTTGCTTCAGTTAAAACTCTGTTAAATAGTACAAAGAGAGATATTCAAAAATGCAACACGCATCCGTTTCGCTTTCAGTATTAAATCAACTTCCTGCATTCATAAAAGAAAATAGTCCTTTATTTGAAGATTTTGTATCACAATACTACAAATCTCAAGAAAGGACTGGTGGACCAATTGATATTGTAAATAATCTATCAGATTATTTGAATATTGGAAAGTATGATCTGACAAAGTTAGATGGACACACAACACTAATTTTTGATATTGATCATCAAACTAAAAATATTGAAGTTGAAAATACTTATGGTTTTGTTGAGCAAGACGGAACTATATTGATAGATGATGAGATCATTTATTATGAATATCTAAAAAAATCTCCTAGTATAATTTTAACTTCGGGAATTTCTATAGGAGAATTTAATACTAAGAAAATTGAATTAGCAAATCCTTTTAACCTTTTTGACGGCACTAGAAAAAGGTTTGAACTAACATCAGATAATATACCAATATTTCCAGCATCTAGTAAGCATCTAATAGTTAAAATTTACGATGAGTTTTTAATTCCAGAAGTAGATTATACTGTCGAAAATGATGAGATTGTTTTCACTCAAGCTCCTAGAACTTTTGATATTATCAATTTATCTGATACTGCTACAAGTATCAGTATAGAATACCTGAAAGGATTTTCGCAATCCAATATCCAGGTTATGGATACTTTAGTGCCGTCAGATGAAAATACTCCACTAAAATATATTTTCAATTTAAAAGTTAATAATGTTCCATTTTATCCATCAGCAACTTCATTGTGCGTAGTTATTGCCGATGGTAATTATCTCATGCCATCAATAGATTATAGCATTTATCAAAATAATATAATCTTTAAAGTTGCTCCAAGAGAAAGTATATATGTAGGATACATCAATGCAAATTTAGTTTCGGTCGGATCTGGAGCAGAGTCTTTTAGTGTTGTTGACAATCAAGGAAGAATTGAAAAAATCGTTCCTAGAGTTGGTGGTAGTGGATATAAGATTGAAAATACTCCACAGGTAACTATAGTTGGTGGTTCAGGTATCAATGCAACGGCTACAGCTTTAGTTGGAGGGATAACCAAACTAACATTATTGGATGGTGGATATGGATATTCACAAACAAATCCTCCTTCTGTTGTAATTAATTCGCCAACTAATCCAGAAGGTAAACAAGCAACCGCAGAAGTTACAGTAAATACTGATGGTTCAATACAATCTATTAATCTGACTAGTAGCGGATCTGGTTATGATTTTGTTCCTAGGGTTCAAATCGTAAATCCATATGGAGCGGAAGTTGGTAATCCAGTTGTGGATGGAGACTCTCTAGTAAGTATTGAAGTAATTTCTGGTGGATTTGGTTATACCGTTGCTCCACACATTTATATCGATTTACCAGAAGATTCAAATGGCATTCAAGCTGTAGCAGAGGGAGTTCTTAACGATGATGGAGTTTTAGTTGCGGTAAATATTTTAGCTCCTGGAAGAGGATATTCATATCTAAATCCGCCTAGAGTAAAAGTTGTACAGCCAACAGGGGCACAAATATTAGATGTTGAAGTAGATGATTTTGGAAGAGTAATTAATATTGAACTATTAGATAGTGGATTTGGATATAATGATGTACCAAGTATTTACATTGTTGATGAAAGAAAAGATAATCTAGGAAATTTCATTGGTGGAACTGGAGCAAAAGCAGTCGCAGCAATATTTAATGGTGAAATTATTGATATCAATATCACCGATTTTGGTAGTGGATATTCAAGACAGTTTCCACCAAAGGTTTATATTTCACCAACAGTAGGAGCTAAAGTATCTGCTGAAATTGGTGAAGATCAGATAACTGGTTTTGAACTGATCAATCATGGGGAAAGATATATCAAATCTGAATTTGTTAATTGCAGCAGAGGAGTTAGCGGTTTATTAAGATATGATATAAATGATGTTGTATTTAAAAAAGAGTCTGAATCTATACCAACTGTACATAAAGCAAATGCTTCAGTAATTAGTATCGATAGCGTTTTTCTTAAGAAAATTGTTGATAGAATTTGTGAGCAATATTTACCAGGATTACCATCATTAGATACAAATACACTAAACATTTCTAATGTATTGAGTACTATTAAGGATTTTTATGCATCAAAGGGAACAGTAAATTCAGTAAAATATTTGTTTAAATTACTATATGGTGAATCGGTTTCGGTAACATATCCTAAAGATCAAATTATTAAACCATCAGCGTCAACTTGGTCTGTAGACACTGTATTGAGAGCAAAATTAATATCTGGTGATCCTAATAATATTAAAGACTCCTTAATGGAGCAGTTGGATGATCCTATTGATACAAACGTTTCATATGCAAGTGCATTAGTAGAAAATTATACAGCTATTCAGACAGCGTTTTATGATGTATATGAATTAATTTTATCTGAAGAAAGTGTTGTTGGTAAATTTGTTATTCCATACAGCACAAAATTAATTGAAAGAGTAGATCCTGAAGATTTGATAGTTAATGTTGACTCTACAATTGGTTGGCCAGACAGAAATGGTGAGGTGATTATTGGATCAGAAATTATTAGATATAAGGAAAAAACTTTAACTCAATTTATTGAGTGTACTAGAGGACTGTATGGTACTGAACCAACAAAGTGGGATGCTGGAACAGAAGTCGTTTCTAACGTTTATGTTTATTTGAATAAGGGGACTTCTAATGAAGTTATCTTGTCAATACTAGGCATTATTGATGCAAATAAAACGATTCTCATTGATGATGGTAACTACTACTTAGAGGGAGATAAACTTTCAATTTCCAAATTAGGTACTGATGACACATCCGAACTTGTTACTAGTTGGTTATATAATGTCAAAAAACTACTTAAAGTAGAAGATATGACCTTTGGTGGTCTTAACAATAGAACAGTATCAGTGACAACTGATACTCCTCATGGTCTATTGGTTGGAGATAAATTCACTGTATATGGAGCAAATCCTATTGTATATAATGGATCTTTCTTGGTAACAGCAAGAGAAAGTGATACAGTATTTAAATATGAAATACCTCAACCTGCAGTTGCAGATCCTCAAGGAAATATTCTAATATCAATTGACCTGAATACAGGAAAGAGTGATAATGATACTATCAATAATACTATTAGCAAATACCCCTCAAATATTCAAAATACATTCTTGAATGATACTGATGTCTATGTTGCTGCATCTGGAATTCCAAACTATAAAATTGGTCCTTTCCCAGGTACAGCATTGTTACCTGGAAACCAAAGAAAGTTATACAAATTCCCAAGAATACCAAATACAATATCACTAAAAACTGTTATAAAACCAGGTCCTATTGGAAGTTTTGTTAATGGTATTTCTATTTGGAGTTACAAATCAACCAAAACACTACCATATGGTCCAGTAACATCTGTAAATATCACCAATTCTGGAAAAGATTATGATGCATCTGTTCCTCCTATTTTAACTATTTCTGGAGGTGGTGGACAAAATGCATCTGCAGAAGTAGTGGTGGATGGATCCGTTATTGGATTTGAAGTATTAAATGGAGGTAGTGGTTATACCGATGCACCTTTGGTTTCAATTTATGGATCTGATGGTATTGGTGCAGCTGGAACTGCTGTGGTCACTAATGGAAGATTAACAAATATTCTATTAAATACTCCTGGATCTGGATATACATCCGAACCTATAGTAACTATTACTGGTGGAGGTGGTGTTGGTGCTGAAGCAAGAGCAGTTGTTAGAGGTCCAATTAAAGAAGTTGTAGTTACAAATCCAGGAACAAGCTACACATCTCCACCAAAAGTGTCAATTAGTAGTGGTCAAGGGGCAGCTGCACAGGCATATGTAAGTAATGGTAGAATTATTTCTATTGCTATTATTGCTGCTGGTACTGGTTATACTACTGCGCCAAAGGTAATTATAACTGGAAATGGATATGGTGCTGTAGCTAGAGCTATCATTTCAACTGAAGGAGTAGATTCAGGAAGAGTTATTAGTATAGAAATTGTAAATCGTGGTATTGGATATGTTCAAGGAACAACTCAAATTAGATTAGAATCTGTTGGAGAACTTGCCGAGTTTGAGTCTGAAATTTTCGAATGGACTTTTAATTTAAATCAAACTACTACATTTGACTATGCAAATGGATCTATCTTTGAAGGTTTTAATAACCAGTTTGGTGGAGAATACGCACATATCTCAAATCCAAAACAATTAAGATATGTTCTTGGAGATAATATCGATATTGTTAATGGTGAATTGATTGAGAGAGAATCCGTACTCCATTCACCAATCTTAGGATGGGCTTTTGATGGAAATCCCATATACGGACCTTATGGACTAAGTGATCCTACAAATTTATCCAGCAGTATAGTACCTATTCAAAGTAGTTACGTTTTAAAAACAAATCTAGTTTTCGATCAAAACACCAATCCTGTTCCATCTAGAATTGAAGGTCCAGATCTATCAGAATATCCAGCTGGAACTTTCATTGAAGATTATGAATATACATTCAATAGTCTTTCAGTTTATCTAGATGAATATAATGGAAGATTTACAAAAACACCAGAGTATCCAAATGGAACATATGCTTATTTTGTTACTATAGATGCTGCTGGTCAATCCAAGTTCCCATATGTTTTAGGTCCAGAGTTTAATTCAAGTCCAGAATTATGGAACTTAAATCAATTTGCTACACAATCAAATATACCTACTGGTGTTGTTCGTTATAGAACTCCCTTTGAAAATGTTGACATTGATGTTGAAAGACAACCAAATGAATCTACAAATGCTTTAACATTAGAAAATGGAGATTTTCTAACCTTTGATATTGAAGATGAAAATAAAGATGGTATAATTGATCAGAGTGAAATAGATGATCCTGATGTCATTTTTGAAGAGGATAGATTAGAAGTATTTGATTACTTCCCAAAAATTAATATTTCATCAAAAGTAGATATTGAAGTTAACACAACTACTAAATTTGAAGATGCTAAAATTAGTGGATTCTTAATTGAAAATGAAGGAGATGATTATCAGGTTGGTGATAGATTAGTATTTGATAATGAGGGTACAGCTGGTTACGGTGCTTCTGCAAGAATTTCTTCAATTAAAGGAAAGCAGATAACATCATATACATATGAATATGATAATCAAGAAGATGTATTCAAAGGTAGAGTTGCAACATCAGAACCTCATAATCTAATTGTAGGTGATATTGTAACATTAAATACTGTTCCAGAAATGGAACCAACTTCAAAAACAATTCTCGTTAAGTCAATCAGAGGAATTGAGAGAGTTGAAGTAACTCAAGTTGGAACTGGATACTTATCTGATGAAATTCCTACTGTTAATATCGAATCTCCAACTGGCGAGTATGGAAAAATTACTCCTGTAGTTTCTTCTAATGGTGTCATTGAAAATTTTGACATTATAAATTCTGGTGATGGTTACTTAACAGATCCAATTGTTAGAGTATCACACCCACAAACAAAGAAGAAAGCTGATTACTATTACACTTCTCACAATACAACTAACGGTGAGGTTACTATTCTTAATGGTATTGTTTCTGATGACAAGACCGCTATTGTTGTTGGTAAAGTAAAATTACCTGATGGAAACTACCATGGATTCTTACAAAAATTATCTTCAGACGGAACAGTAGTTTGGACAAAATCACTATCTTCTACGCAACCTGGAACACCAAATAATTACTGTGAGTTGGTATCTGTAAAGAAAAAAGATAATAAAATCTATGTCGTAGGAATAACTAAACCAAATGGCAACTTAAATTCAGTATTTAACCCTGATATTATAATTGCTAGATATACTGAAAATACCACAGGTTCTACAGTTTCTCTCTCATGGCAAAGAGAGTTTGCAGGTATTAGTGGAATAACTAGAGCAGATTACGCTACTGACGTTGTATGTTTAAATGAAAATATTATTGTTACTGGGTATACTAATACAAATACTACCAGTATTAATGATGGTATATTACTATACATGAATAGCTCTGGAGATTTAATCACCAAGAGAAAACTAACCTCATTATCTTTAGAAGAAAAAATACATTCTATAAATGTTGACTCTAATGGTAATATTTTTATAGTTGGTAATTCAAATGTAAATAATATTTTAGTATCTAAATTATATCTCTCATCTAATAGATTATTAGTTGAATGGACTAAGGAGTTTAGTATAACAAATTATTCATTCAATAATATATCGTCTGTTATTGATGAAAATGATGAATTATATATCACATCTGCAGTAAAAAATACGATAACAAATGTAAAAAATATTGTACAGTTTTTTAGACTTGCAAATGACGGATCTATCGTAAAAAATCGTTTTAATACAATTGCTCCAGCGGTAGACATTTCTTGTGGTAAGTGTTCCATCGACATTTTTGGTGATGTCAATGTTTCATACACGATTAATAACAATTTAGATGGTACTAAGCAAGTTGGTGTGTTTAAATTTAGGTATGATGGAAAAGTTTTAAAATCAACCAAGATTTCATCTTTAGTAAAAGGTTTTGAAACATCTGCTTGTATATCAGATGTTTCTGGAGATCCCATTATATTGGGAACTGTATATGATAATAGAACCCAATTCTTATTCAATGCAGAAAACGCATATGAAGATATTACAGAAAGATCACTAGATTTAACAAGCAGCGGAACTGTAAATATCAGTGTAGATACTAAGTATGGAACAGGATCTTATGAAGTAACTCAAAATGCAAAGTTAACGGCAGGATCGTTAACAAATACTTCTAATGATTGGACAATTGAAGAATGGATTAAGTGGGATAATACTGCAACTGCAAAAACTCCAGTATTAATAAGAGCTACTGATGGTGTAAATGGAGTACGAGTTGTTGTATTTGCTGACACTTCTTCACCATCTACATATGGTAAAATTCGTTTAAGTAATGATGGTGCTACAGTATCACAGATTTCATCAACATCTACACATATTACCGATTTAACTACTGATTGGGTACATTTAAAGGTAACAAAAGAATATAATTCAGGAGTAAGTACATATAAACTATATTGGAATGATACTCTATCTGCAACAATTTCAGAAAACGTAAATGTAAGTCCATCTACGATTGAGTTTGGATCAACAACAGCATATCAATCTTGGCCAATGAAGATTGATGATATTAGGTATAGTTCATATCCTACTATTGGAGTACCAACAGAAGGATATTTAAAAGCAGATTACGGAAATCCATCTGGTCTTTCATTTAAGACGGATAAAAATGCTGATGCAGATAGATTAGGTACTATTAACTTAACTACAAATGATATAGCAATCACTAGATCATTGTATACTCCTAATGCTGCTGAGCAAGATGTTATTATTTCATCATCAACATATACTCTAGCACCAGAAGGTTTGCAGATTTTAGATTTTAATAATGCTATTTCTGGATTAGCGCAAGATTATGCTATCCCAACAGTTAGACTTGATAAATGGTCAGTCAGAACGGCAACGATTCCTACAGTTGGAGGAAGTAAGGTTAAGGTTCGTGCTAAAACTTTTGATAAATTCTTCTTTAAACATTTCCAGACAGAAAAAACTGATAATGTTCTTAGATTAACTTTGAATCAAGGATTTGATTTTAATGTTGGAACAACTCTATATCAAAGAAATAATCTTGGTGCTATTATTGCTACTGCAAGAATTATTGATAAAGATTTAGAAAATAATGACCTAATAGTTGGAGATGCAACTGGGTCATTCTCAGAGACAACTGGTTATTTACAAAGTTCAGATAATTTTGTAAATGAAATTCAAGGATATGTTTTTGCAGAAGTAAATAATACAACACCAGGAACTTTTGATATTGAAATTCCTAATGAAATTTTTGGAATTTTTAAAGATTATTCTGATAATGACTATTTGATTAGAATTGATGAAGTTCTTCAGGGATCATCTTACGTTGTTGGATCAATTGTAACAATTAGCAGTAATGATATTTCTTTTACTAGTGATAGAAAAGAAGCTACGATCACAAATCTTACCGCAGTAACTAAAATAAGTATTATCACAAATTTAACTAAGGTATTACAGATCGATACTAAAAATAACACCGATTTAATATTTGTTAGAACTGCAACTAGTCATTATTTAAAAACTCGTGATATAGTATATTGTCAAGTATCTCCAGTAAATTATGAACCTCTAAATGGAACTTTTGATGTACATAGTGTTATATCCAAAAAGGAATTTATCCTGGAATTGAGAGATATTCCAGTATCAAATATTACAAGTGCTCAAACTGTATCAGTTTACGTTAAAACTCCAGTATTTAGATTTATTTACGGACAGCAATATACATTTGATACAGCTGATCCTTCGATGCAGGGACATTATCTATCTTTCTATAGAGATAATTTGTATAAGATTGAATATACTTTCAAAAATATTGTTAGACGTGGTACTCCTGGATTTGATCAACCTGGAGCATCTCCTTATATTTCGTTTAAGATTACGGATGATGTTTCTAATATTACTTACTATGCTGATCCATCCAATCTAACTGCTGATGGACCAGTTACTAACGATTCATATCTAGACATTCAATTAAGTCCTTATATTGGTAAATTTGTAGTTACAGATTTAGATGGTGGATCTATTACTCAAGGTCCAAATGTATTTAAATTTAATTTGGCATACGAGCCAGAAAAGAACGCTACTACGGCATCATCTTCATATTCGACAGAATCACTGAAAGACTCTGGACCTATCTCGTCTATAAAATTAATTAGTGGAGGAGGATTTTATAAAAAACTTCCTGTTGTTTCTGGAATTGAATCAAGTAGAAAGATTGAAAGAGTCAATATCATAGAACCTGGTAGCGAATATGCAGCTGGACAATACTTTGGTATTCCTATCTTGGGTGATGGTAATGGTGGAAAAGTTTCAATCTTGGTTGATGGAACTACAGATCCAGCTGGTCAAATTGTTGAAGTAACCATTACAGATCCAGGAAAAGGGTACACACAAGCTTATATTGATGTTGATGCTATTGATGGTATTCTTGGTCCACTTTTAAGTGGTTCTGGTGCTGTTTTAGAAGTTGAAATTCCCCCATTTGGTTCTGGAGCATCTATATTCACTAAGGGTACTCAAGTTGGAAAAATTAAGAATTTAAAGAATAATAATTATGGATTTAATTACACCCATGACTATACATTAAGACCAGAAATCACATTCCCTCTTAACTTACAATTAACAAGTACTAGCGTAATTAGTGGTATTAAGATTACTAATCCTGGTACTGGTTACACTACTGCACCAGAAGTAGTAATTGAAGGTGGCGGCGGATCTGGCGCTACAGCTATAGCAGAAATTAGAAATGGTAGACTTAGCTCTATTATTGTTAAAGAAACTGGATCTGGTTATTCTACAGCTCCAACTATTTCATTGAAGTCTGCATTTACTTACGTTGTTAACATTGATTTGGGTTTATTCCAGTTCTCATTCCCACATGGAATTGTGAGTGGATCTGAAATAACATTTACAAATCAAGATGTTGGTGAAGGAACTCAGTTCCCTCTTACTTCTTTTGGTTATATAAATCCAAATCAAACTTATTATGCTATTACTGGACTAGAAAATGGTCTTGAAGATGAGCAACTAAGAGTCGCATTAACACCCCAAGATGCTATTAGTGGTAATTATATTTCTTTTGTAAATGCTGGTACAGGAAGACAGATTATTCTTACCGACTCTTTTGGTGGAGCGGCAGAATCTATTGTTGAAGTTGGAAGATTTTTATCAGGTGAATTGATTTATCAAGGTGAAACTTATGAAAATGCAACTGCAACTGCATATGTATCTACTAATGATGGGTGGCAAATTGGACCAAGACTTCTTAAAATTGTAAATATAGATGGTGTATTTACAGTTGGTCAACCTGTAACTGGTTTAATTTCAAAAGCCAGTGGAATAATTGATAGTATTAGTAATGCAAAGGGAGTTCTTGAGGTAGATTCAACAACCACAACTGCAGGTAAATTTACTTCGGATGTAGGAAAACTTGGAGAAATTGTACAAAAAATACAAGATTCATACCTATATCAAAACTTCTCATACAATATAAAATCACCAGTTCCAATTGAACTATGGAGAGAAACTTTAATTGAAAACGTGCATCCTGCTGGTTTTAAAGTTTTTGGTGAAATTGATCTTGTAGAGAATAAGAAAGGAATAACGAATAAAACTGAATTTGAATTAACAAAGAGCGTTAATTTAATTGAAAGTTCTGTTGTTTCAACAATTCAAGACTATGCTATTGTTGAGCCAGTATACTCTGATTTTGATAACACTCAAGTTTTATTTAGAAACAAAAAATTAACTACATCTGAAGAAATTTTAACATCTGTCGTACAAAGACTAGATGATATTTCCAATCTCTTTGATGGAGAACGAACAGCTTTTCCACTAACAATTCTAGGAGAACCTGTTATTGCAGATAGTAGTCAGTTCTTAATCACTATTAATGGTGTTATACAACCTCCAGGATCTTCGTTCGTAGTACAGCAGGGAAATATAATTTTCACTGAACCTCCAGCTGCTCCAACAAAAATTAGCTATGCTAAACTGACACTGCAATTTGTTCCTACTCAAATTCTTAATATTTCAAACCTATCTGGAATTTTACCTGAATTTGGTGGATCAATTAGAGGTATTACTACTAATACTACAGCCAACATTGTTCAATCAACATCAGGATCACTAAGAGTATATAATATAACTGGAGATGGATTTGAGAATGGTGAGGTTATCATCTCAACTGCAACAGGAATGAATGCAATCCTAGTATCTCAAGAGACCTTCAACGTTGATAACATTTATCAATTTGAAGAAGTAATAACTAACACAACTAAAGATACTGCTGTTGTTGAAGAAATTAATCTTAATACGACAAATAATATTGTTACAAATGAGATTACAATTAGTAAAACTTCAGGAACTTATCTAAATCCATCAGGCGTATTAGATTTAGATATAGGTGACTATATTTTAAGTGCAAGAACAGGAGTTTTTGCACGAATTACAACACTTTCACCATATTTAGATCCTTCAACAGAACAACCAATTTCGTCAATTTCTATTAGTGATCCTAGCACTTTTACAGGATTGATATTCTCTAGAGAAATTATTCCAGATAGACCAAATACAATTTTGGATGATATTGGTAATAGTGTTGTTGAAGTAGTAAATATCGAAGATGATGAGCAGAAATATGAAATAAACTTCGTTCCTTTTGAAGATATTACTAATATAGTTTTAGATTTTAATTATAATACAGGAACTAATGTAATTGCAAATGATTTATTGCAGAGTTTATATGTTAATTATATTAATGAAAGTGATGATTTTACTTCTGGTGAAATTATTGTATCCAAGAGATTAACATATCACACTCTTTCTGGAGGTAATTTCTTCCAGGGAGATATTATAACTGGTTCAGATTCAGGGGAAACAGCAGAGATTATTGGAATAAATTATGCACTTAAAACACTTTTCTTAGGAAATCAATCTGGTGATTTCAATTTGGGTGAAACAATAACTTCTGGATCAGTATCCGCTGTAACATCACAGTATTTAACTGTTCCGTTCACTGTTAATCAAATACAGACAAACAATAAGAAAATTATCACTGGTCAAATAGACCTCGATAATAGACATAGATTTAGAGACGCTGCAAATTTAATTAGATTAAATGCTGCTCATATTGTTGAAGAAGCTGCTGGTAGAATGAAATCTAGATATCCAGATCTGATTATTCCTGGAGATGAGGGAGGTAATATTGAAGGAACTAATCGTTGTAAATTAGATTTATCATTACTATTGGATGCTGTAGCAGAAGATATTGAAGTGGGTGGTAATTATAATACCACAACTGCAGCAAGATTCTATCTAGATTCTAATGGTGGTTTGAGATTTATAAAACTACAGATTCTACAAAGTCTCTATGCTCATACTCAGATGAGTGAGTTATGTCAGGATGCAGTTATAGGTAATTTAAGTGATACACCATTATATTCAGATATATTACCAGTTCCTCCTTATGATGTTATTGTAGATCCTGGTGCTTGTGCAGATGTTAGGTCCGCAATAGATTCCCTATGGACTCTTATTAATACTATACTGTCGCCAGTAGATCAAGCTTATATAGATGCTGCTAATCAATTATGGTTTAATCGTAATTTTATTGCACAAGAAGCAACAGGTTATATTGAAAATTACTTCACATATCAGTTGAATGGAGTTAATTATACTGCATTAACATATCCAAATGGAAACTCATCTAAATGTGAAAGAGATATAACTGATTATATTATCCCTTCTATAATTGCAGACATGTTAACAGGTGGTAATGATAATATTATTAGTGCTATGGAATTCTATATCGGAAATGCAGAAATAGAATATGTAAAAGATGAACTTCTACAAACTGTAATAGCATTTGAAAAGGTTAATGAACTTTCTCAGTATGCAGTTGATAACTGGATTATTAGCGGTACAACATCTTCGGAATATGCTACCACTTATGGCGCGACTGCACCAAAATATAAAGACTTAACTATCCCTGCTGATGATGGAACTTATGGTGGAAATTGCGAAAGAATAAAGGCAACTATAGATACATTATTCAATATTGGTATTGGTATTCTCATACCAGAAAGAAATTCGTTCTTCGGAAGATATTATGATGCATCAAACTTAATTGAATCTAACAAACAATTAATTGCTGAAGTTGCTGTTGGTAGAATGTTAAATGCATATCCAGCATTTACAATTCCTAATGGTAATCAAAATTGTATTGATGATATTGTAGATATTTTAGATGCTATAATCTATGATTTGAGAAATGGTGGTAATGCTCGTACCTTCGATTATTCTCAAGTATATACAATTAATTCATATCTCTCTGGAGAACAAATTCAATCGAATTATGCTTTCAATCAAGCAAGAGACATGGCAATTGAAGCTATGCGTAATCAATCCATTACTATTGGTGGTTATTCATCTCTTACTCAAGTCATTGATAATACGATTGAGGTGGATCCGAGCAATCCAACTTGCGCTAACGTAGCATCATCAATTACCACACTATTCTCAATATTAACTACTGCTGTAACCAATGGTAACATGAATCATGTTACTAGACAGTCGGAAAGCAATGCAAATAAACTATACAGAGATGCAGCTAAACTGCTCCTATTTAATAAAGAATATATTAAGTACGAATCACTTCAAAGAACATTAAACCAATATCCAAGTTTTAGTATTCCTGGTGGAAATGCAAAATGTTTACGTGATATGGGATATATTATTGATGCTATTGTGTATGATTTACTTACTAACGGCAATACTGGTATACTGAATGCTACGTTATCCTATATCGATGCTACAACTGGAACGATTGTATCTTTGGAGGGAGAGTTAGTTCAAAGTATATATGCATATAATAGAGTATTGGATTATATGAAACTTGCAGTTGCGGAAACTCTAACTTCTCCAGCAACGGCTTCTGGACAATACGCATATACAGATCCAAATATTAGTATCACTGGATCGAATTTGACAGAAATCCAGAATTTCATTACTGATAATATGTCTATTTTATTAGGTACATTGAATAATTCCTCTTATATAGAGATAAATCAAATTATTGGTGTAAATTCTTTATCTGTCCCACAAAAATCATATCCTTCAAGAGAACCATTTACACCAATTAAAGGATCTTTATCTGTTGGAGATTATATCTATGGATCTACTAGCGGTGAATTTGCTGAAGTTGAATCTATAATTAATAATAGGGGATATGTTAAAAATATTCTTCGTAGATTAGAAATACAATATAATGATCCTGATGAAGTATTCTCACATAATACAAGTGTAACTAGACAGGGTTTCCCTGGAACCACTGGTACTATAGTATCAACTGAAAACGGAGAATTTGTTAGCTATATCGATGTGTCTATGACTTCTGGACAGTTCTCGGTAGGTCACACACTAATAGATGATAATGGTTACTTAGCTACAATTACATCAATTACAAATAGAGTTCAACTAGTAAATGTTATAGGATCGTTTGGATCTGATGAATATATCAGTGGATTATATTCTGGTGCTGATCTCACTTCAAATAATTTTGATTATAATGTATGTCCAATTTTATCGAATACTGGTTCCAAATTAACTCTAGAGACTGAAGCATTGCAAGGAGAGTTTTTACCTTCTAGATTAGTATATTCAAATAATACTTCTCATTATATTGATATTGTTGATCCTCAAGGAACTCTTGTTGGTATAAATGATATTATTAGAACAACAAGAACAGTAAGGCTAACGGTTGATATAAATGCTCAGGTTGGTTCAAAATTCCCAATTGGATCTACATTATTTAAAGTGAATGGTCTTATTCCTACAACAAGTTCCGCAAAAATTCTAAATGTAGAACTTATTAATAATGACTCTCAAGCATATATCTATGTTGCTAATTTTACAGAAGATGATTTTGTTACTGGTAACGTAGTTTCCTATTTTGACGACGGTGAAGTTTTCCCATCTGGAAGTGGTACTATAAGTAATGTATTAATTACTGCAACAGAATCATATGCAACAATAACTAAGATATCTCAAATTGGATTAGGATATCGACTATATCTAGGAAATGTTGTTGGCAATCTTTCCCCATATTCTCAGGTTATTGCTTCATATAACTATAGAGCAGCGGTTACAAACGTAGTCGAAGTTGCTGGTAGAGTTTCTAGATCTTTTGTTGGATTTAATGGAATACAAGATACTTTTGCGTTAACTGAAAATAATGGCGATCCTTATTTCCCACCAGAAGACGGTCATTTATTACTATTCTTAAATGGTGTTTTACAACCACCTGGATCCAGTTATACTATATTTGGTGATACTGTTCAATTCTCAGAACCACCTACAATTGGATCATTGTTTAGTGCAGTATATCTAGGAAAATTACGCCAGTTAGATGATATTGGATTCCAATTTGATTCACTTAGAAGTACTTTCAACTTGAAGTTGAATGATTCTTTCTATTCACTAACACTTACCGATGGAGTTCAATCATCAACAATTAGACCAGAAAATAATATTATTATATCCTTAAATGGAGTTATTCAGGAACCTGGTGTTGCATTTGAACTTGTTGGTTCTAGAGTTATTTTTGCTGAGGTTCCCAGAGCTGGTTCTACTTTTGTTGCATTCTCTTATATTGGTTCTGATACTGATGTTATTTCTGTAGATGTAATTCCTCCAGTTGAAATTGGAGATAAATTACGTATAGAAGGGGAACTTGAAGATAGAACTGTTGCGGTTATCGAATCTTCGAATTCATTAATAACTTTTGATTATCTTGGAAGTGTTTTAGGAAATGGTGCTGAAGCTTTAACTGAAATTATTAATGGAAGAATTAAAAATATTCAGTTAACTTCTGGTGGTGAAGGATATACATCAGAACCAATCATATCCTTCAACTCTTTAACTGGATTTGATGCTCAAGCAAGAGCACAGGTAGGTGTTTCTAGAGTTGTTGTAAATAACAGGGGATCTGGTTATGCATATCCTACTGTTGATATAGTATATGATGTTCCACCACCTCCAGAAGGATTTGAGTTTAAATTTGATGATAATGAGGCTTCTTGGGATACTAATGCTGTGACATTTGATCAGGTATAAAATTATTCATAAATAAGTACATAGAGAAACTAAAAAAATGGCAAAACAGCTAATTAATGTTGGTTCACAAGCTAATGATGGCACTGGTGATAGTATTAGATCTGGTGCCCAAAAAATTAATAGTTCTATAAATGAACTATATAATTCTTTGGGTGAAGATGGTATTAATTTGTCTATAGACATTAACAGTGTAATATCTGGAAATGTACTAAGATCCAATGGTTCTCAGTTTGTTAGTGCAAAGTTAAGTTATAATGATCTATCAAATTTACCGACCATTCCAGCTGCACAAGTTCAATCTGACTGGGCAGCAACATCAGGACCGTCTTATATCTTAAATAAACCAGCATTATTTTCTGGTGCCTATGACGATTTGATAGATAAACCAACATTATCAACTGTTTCTATAACTGGTAATTATAATGATCTAACAAATCGTCCAGTTTTATCTACTGTTGCCACATCTGGAAGTTACACCGATCTTTTATTTAAACCATCTTTGTTTTCTGGAAGTTGGAATGATCTAACGAATAAACCAACTGCACTTAGTCCTGCACCGTTTTCTGATGTTGCTTTTTCTGGTGATTATAATGATTTAAGCAATTTACCAAATTTGGAGACAGGTGCATTAACTTTAGATGAATTAGATGATGTAGTTGTTACTGCACCATCTTCAGGTCAAGTTCTTAAATACAATGGCAGTAATTTTGTTAATGGTCAGTTAAGTTACGATGATCTTTCAAATAAACCAACCACACTCGCACCATCTAGAGGAACTATTTCTGCAACTTCTTCATCACTAGCAAATAACGCTAGTCAGAATATCGATGTTACAGGATTTAAATCATATTTGTTGATGAAAATTTCTACTAATAGAGCTGCTTGGGTAACAGTATATACAGATCAAACTTCTAGAACTAATGATGCATCTAGGAGTGAAACTACTGATCCGTATCCTGGTTCTGGAGTTATTGCTGAAGTTATAACTAATGGAAATCAAACTGTATTGCTAACACCAGGAACTTTAGGATTTAATAATGATAATGTACCATCTGGAACCATATATTTAAAAGTTAAAAATTTATCTGGTTCTACTGGTACTGTTGAGGTAACTTTAACTTTACTTCAGTTGGAACTCTAATATGCAAAAAGAATATATAGTAACACTAAAAAACTTTGAGGATCTTGATAATTTCTATGAGGATATGGAGACTCCTGGAGGGAATCTGTATATTCCAGAAAGAAAGGTAGATTGTCATCTGAGAAGACCAATTAGTAGGAATACTCACTATTTACTGACAGATGAGGAGGCGGATGTTGTAAGACAAGATCCCAGAGTATTGGATGTTCAATTAACACCTGAAGAAAGAGGATTGACACCAGTACTAATGTGGACTCAAACTGGTGATTTTGCTAAAGATGTATATTCTACTTTTACTAGTAATGATAAAAATTGGGGTTTGTGGAGATGTATAACTGGTGAGGAACCAACAGACAACTGGGGTGAAGATGGAGACTATAATACAATTTCAGATACTATAAGAACTAGTAGTTCTGGTAGACATGTTGATGTTGTAATTGTTGATGAGCATATCAATCAAAATCATCCTGAGTTTGCAGTAAATCCAGATGGATCTGGAGGTTCTAGAGCTAATTTAATAGACTGGTTTCAAACATATAGTAGCTATCTAGGAATTGTTACTGGTCTAAATTACACATATGATTTCACTGGCAGTCATGGAACTCATGTTGCTGGAACAGCAGCAGGAAATACACAAGGATGGGCTAGAGATGCAAATATTTACAATATCTCTCCGTTCTATACTCAGTCTCCTAGTCTAACTTCTTGGACATTATTGTTATTTGATTATATTAGAGCGTTTCATAAAAACAAACCAATAAATCCAGTAACAGGTAGAAGGAATCCAACAATAACAAATAATAGTTGGGGTTATTCTTATAATTCTACGTTCAATTTAAGTGGAATATCTTCTGTAACATTTAGAGGTACTACTACAGGATTATCTGGTCTGACAACATCACAAAAAAGACAGATTTTAGAATCTAATGGTGTGCCTGTTCCATATACTAACTTTGTTACTAGGATACCAGCCAGACAGACTTCTGTGGATGCGGACATAGTAGATGCTATTGCCGATGGTGTTTTAGTACTTGCGGCCGCTGGGAACGGTTATTGGCAACACTCTGTTCCAGGAGATATTGACTATGATAATAGATTTATCCATAATGGAGTTACATACTATCATACTAGAGGTTCAACTCCAGCTGACGCTGATGGAGTAGTTTGTGTTGGTGCTGTTGATGGTTTATTTTTAGATGTTAAAGCTGACTTTAGTGATTTTGGACCCGCTATTGATATATGGGCTCCTGGTGAAAATATAATCTCATCTATTTACAACACTAGTGATGATCTGGGTGGAGTTATAGTAAATGATCCAAGAGATAGTAACTACAAACTTGCGGCGACTGGTGGGACTAGTATGGCTACTCCTCAGGTTACTGGAGTTGTGGCATGTCTATTGGAACAGCAACCAGATATGACACAAGAAGAAGTTATGGAATATTTAACTGTTGGTAATGGTAGCAAAAGTGGTCAATTACATTTGCAAGAACCTTCTCAGGAGTGGACAAACTATGGGCAATTATCTCCAACAGAATTTCCCTATTTTACTATAGGCAGCACTGATAATAATAGATATCTATATTATTGGCCAAAGAGACGTTATGAAGGTCATATCCATCCTTCAACAAATCATAAATCAAGACCAACTACAGGTCAAGTTTTTCCAAGAATTAGAGGTAAGAGATAATGGCATTAGTACCTGGATCTGGAGCAAGGATTACTCCAGTATTTAATGATAAATTTGAAGTAGATTCTGTAATTGTAGAACATGGTGGTTCTGGTTATGATCCAGAGCAACCACCATTATTGAAAATTGGAAATTGTGGTCAACCAATTAGAGATGCAGTTTTGAAACCAGTAATAGCAAATGGAAAGATAATTGCGGTAAGAGTACTCGATGGTGGAGAGGGATATGATCCATTAAGAATTGAATTTACACCACAAGTTCCTGAAGGGGAGGATATTCCAGATCCTTGCAGTGCTAAAGTAAATCTTAATGATGATGGATCTATTTCTTATATACAAATGATTAATACTGGTAATAAACAGTATTATCCAGTAACAGCAGAAATCAAAGGAGCAGTTGGAGGTGGTGCAACGGTAGTTCCAATTTCTCAAACAGTTACAGGTATATCTTTATTAAATGTAGGTAGAAATTATGAAACCGATCCATTTTTAAGTATTAATGGTGGTGGTGGAACAGGTGCTTTTGCTGTTGCTGAGGCAGATACTAAAGGTATAGTATCATCTAATATAACAATATCAAATCCAGGAAACTTTTATCAAACACCACCTTACATCCTATTGACTGGCGGCGGTGGTATTGGAGCAAAAGCAGAGGCAGTTGTATACCAAGGCGAAATATCAGAAATTAAATTAATAGAGTCTGGTGTAAACTATACTAGTCCACCAAAAGTTATATTTGGAAGACAAGCAACTTTAAAAAGAGTTGCAAGAAATAGGCAGTTGTATAATGCTACTGTATATGATATAACAGGTCTTACTAGAGATGTTTCTAGATCAGATAATACGATTTATGTTGGTTCAACAGAAGCATTTGATCCAACTGGAGTTATTTTATTAGAAAAAGAATTAATACGTTATACTGGTAAAGACGAAAATAGATTTATTGGTTGTACAAGAGGAATAAACTTTAGGTACGATCAAAGAATAGTTCTAGATACTAATGCAACTGATCCAGATACAGGAATAAGTGGTTATCAATTCAATATTGGTGATAGAATTGCAAGAGTATTAGAAAGTGCATCTAGTAAGATAGCAATTGTTTATGACTGGATTCCAACAACAGCAGAACTCTTTATATCTTTTATTGTTGATGAACTTGCTTTTATAGATGCAGGATCTCCTGGAGAAAAATCTGCTCCTGTTTTTGATGGGGGTGCTGCTGATGCATCAAATTCTACACAACTACCTCACAATATTGTTAATTTTGAAGGGGGTATAATTTACCAACTTACAAATCCATTAACAGTTTTAGTTAATAAAAAATTCGAAGACATTTTAGAACTTGATGGTTTAGGGGATGGATATCCAGATTTAATTAATACTGGAACTGCATTTGAAGGTAAAATTGGATTAGATGCTGGTAATGAAACAACTCTATATGGTATAGAAGAAACTGTTGGTGGACAAAACACAACTCTATTTGTCCAGGGCGATCAGATAAGAGATTCTAGTAGTCCATATAGAGTTGCTACTGTTACTGATGCTGGTTTACTAAATGAAGGTGTTGATCATAAAGCATATGTTTCAATTAAGATGGATACTAGAAATCCAGATTATTATAATGGAGTTGGATTTATTGCTGGAGAAACTATTATTGGCACAGAGTCTTTAATAGAAGCTACAGTGGTCTCATGGGATCCAAATACACAAACTTTAATTGTCGAAGATGTAATTCCATATAACACTGGTGATCCTGAAATTGGTTTCTTATATGAGTTTTCCAAAAATTCAACAGTAGTAGGAATTAGGATGTTAGATAATGGTTCTGGATATACATCTGCTCCAAATATAACTATTCCAACGTCCATAGTTTCAGCAACAGCAACCTCGACATTAACCTCTGACCAAGTAACTTCAATTGAAGTTCAAACTGGAGGATATGGATATGAAGTTCCTCCAATTGTAACAATAGACGCTGGATCTGGAATTCAAGCTATTGCTCAAGCAATACTAGGAGGAGAAATAGTTACAGGATCATCTTCAGGAGGATCTTGGAGGATTGAATCTATTGATTATACAACAGCAGTCAGAAATGATTATTTCCGTAACTAAATAGAGATAGGGATTTACAGTATCAATAACAGTAGGATAGATTAATGACAGCACTTCTAACCGATCAGTTCCGAATTTATTCGGCTGGAAAATTTATAAAATCTCTCGAAGGACCAGATTCAACTTTAAGTGATCTTGAGACTGGTTCTAATAGAGATAGATTATACATCTTTATTGGTCGCCCTCAAACTTGGGAGAATGAAAATAATCCCCCCTCACCAAAAGATAGTTTTGAGGAATATAGTGATCTATATGATGACATGATTTCTCTAAAAAGAGTTTTGGCAAATGATACTATTCAAGTAGTTCGTCGTATTGACTGGATTCCACCAGAACAAACTACAGGTGGTTTGGGATATATTTACGATATGTATCGTCATGACTATTCTTCAACAAAAACAGCTGCTTCTGGATCTACTCGTTTATATGAATCAGACTTTTATGTTGTGAATTCAACGTATCAGGTATATAAGTGCATTTATAATGGAACTTCCCCATCCGATCCTAACGGTAAACCATCGACAATCGAACCTACTGGAACATCCACATCAATTATTACCACCTCAGATGGGTATAGATGGAAATTCATGTATACCATTCCTGTTGCTCAGGTTTTAAAATTTTTCTCATCTGATTATATTCCAGTATTAACTGATTCTGCTGTAAAAACTAATGCTGTATCTGGAGAAATTGATACAGTAGTTATTACTTCATCTGGTAGTGGGTATAACAATGGAACATATGAAAATGTTCCTATTGTTGGTGATGGAGTTGGTGGAAGAGTATCTGTCATTGTAGACGGTGGTAGAATTGTTAATGCCACTGTTACTTCTGGTGGTATTGGATATACTTTTGGAAGAATAAATGTAGAATCCATTAATGGAATTGGAACTGGAACTGGTGGTGTTGTTGATATTATTATTCCTCCCCAAGGTGGACATGGATTTGATCCAATTTATGAATTAGGTGGTTTTAGAGTAATGGTAAATGCCAGACTTTCGTATTCTGAGGGTTCTGGTGATTTCCCTATCGATAATGATTATCGAAGAATTGGAATGGTATTAAATCCATATAAGTACAATACCGAAGAATTAGCAGATGATTTAACTTTGAGTGCTACAAAAGCAGTTATTTTTCCTCCGACTTTCCAAGGAAATTTTGTTGTCGATGAAATTATTACTCAAACAAGAACCGTTGGAGGTCAACAAATTACTTCTAGGGGAAGAGTGATTTCATGGAACTCAGTAACAAAAGTTTTAAAGTACTATCAGAATAATGTTGATGGTATTTACCCAGAAATTATTGGATCTCTAAATTTATTTGAGGGTAGTAATATTATTATTGGAGATACATCTGGAGCTTCAGCTGAACCAGATGTTAACTTTCCAGTTACTCCAGGTCAATCAACTAGAATAATTAATAATACTGAATATGACTTAGGTATGAGATTTACAGCAGGTTACGCATTCCCAGAAATTTCCAAAAACACTGGGGAAGTAATCTATATAGATAATAGAAGACCGATCTCTCGTGCAAATGATCAGATCGAAGATATCAAAATTGTTATTGAATTCTAATTAGAAGAGAAATAAAAAAATGGCACAAAACACCAACCTTAACGTCAGCCCTTATTATGATGATTTTGATAAATTTAAGAACTTTTATAGAGTTCTTTTTAGACCAGGATTTCCAATCCAAGCTAGAGAACTAACAACTTTACAGTCAATCTTACAGAATCAGGTTGAAAGTGTTGGTAATCATCTATTTAAAGATGGTTCCATGGTTATTCCAGGTCAAGTTGCATGGGATAATAATGCGGATAGTGTCCTAATCCAATCATCATTTTTAGGTTCTCAAGTAGAAAATTATAGAAAAGAATTAGTTGGAAAAACTATTACTGGCGTTACTAGCGGTGTTAGAGCAGAGGTAATTAAAACCTTATCTTCAGATGAATCAGAGAAAGGATTTATAACACTTTACGTTAAATACAAGGAAGCTGGTGGATCTGATCGAACCGTTACTAAGTTACTTAACAACGAGCAGATCGTTGTAGATTCGGAAATTACATATGGTTCTAATCTGATTGAAATTGGAACACCAGTAGCTCAACTCATTCCAAACGAAGCAAATCAAACTGGTTCTATAGCTTACGTTAATACTGGTGTTTACTTTATTAGAGGATTCTTTGTTGATGTTCCATATCAAAGTATTATTCTTGATCAATATCAAGTAGATCCATCTTATAGAATTGGATTAGAAGTTTCGGAATCAATTATTACATCTGAAGATGATACCAGTCTAAATGATAATGCAGCAGGCACTTCTAACTATGCTGCACCTGGAGCTCATAGATTCAGAATTAGAGCCACATTAGTTAAAAAAACTTTTGATGATGATGCAGATAAGAATTTTTATGAATTGATGCGATTGAAAAATGGAAAAGTTGAATTACAAGTTGATGAAACTGGATATAATGAGCTAGAAAAGCGTTTTGCATCTCAGATTTATGATTTGGCAGGCGATTTCATGATTAAACCATTTGATATTAAACTTCGTGAGTCTTTAAATGATGGTTTTAATAATGGTGTATATCTTCCAGGGCAAAGAACAGATGATACTGGAGTTATAACTTCAGATAATTTATATGCTGTGCAAGTATCACCTGGTAAGGTATACTTAAAAGGTTATCTTATCAACAAGCAATCTCAAACATTTTTAGATCTTCCAAAACCAAGAACTTTTGAAACGGTTGAAAATAATATTATTCCATTCGAACTTGGTAACGTAATAAAAGTTACTAATGTTTTTGGAACACCAGTTATCAGTGGTCCAGATATAGATGATTCATACCAAATTATAGAACTTAGAGATGACTTTACATCCACTCCAGGAAATTCTGCAGGAAATATAGTTGGATTGGCTAGAGTTGCAAGTTGGGAATTTTCTAGTAGTGGAGATGCTTTAGAAGGTGATTTAAATGATATCTATAATTGTACTGCTTTTGATGTTTCATTCATTACAAAAATTTATTTAACTCAATCAACTACAATTGAAGGTGGTTCTAGAATAAGAGGAAAGACCAGTGGCGCAAATGGTTTTATAAGACTTTCTTCAGGAACCAGTTTTACTGGACAAACAGTATCTTTGTATGGCGTTACTGGTACATTCAGAGTTGGTGAAGTTATAGAGGTTGATGGGAGAGATAAAGGAACCATTCAAGGAGTATATTCATATCAGTTTTCGGACATTAAGCAGGTTGTAGGGAGAGATAATCTAAATAATGTAATTTTCACTGGCGATGTTTCTTTAACGGATTCATTTAGGCTTGGTGGAGATTTCTTCACATACGATAGTGGTGTTTTAACTGGTTACAATAGTAATATATCTCCAGAAGTTAGATCTGGTGATTTACTGTATGTATCGGAGTCTGAATATTTCCGAGTTGATGCTTTAGCATCTAATTTTAGTTTGTCCTCAGTATTTAATTATGCCGATCAATCCATCAATGTAACTCCATCTCCAGGTTTTACTCCTACTAATGGAACACAATACAATACAGTTATAAGACTTAGACCATTCCTATTTGGCAAGGAAGATGGAGATTTATTTACTGAAATGCCAAAAACAGCGATTAGATCTATTAGCGATGAAAGTATGATCGTTAAGAGAACTTACGAATCGCAAATTACAAGTAATAGTTTCACAATCGCTCTTGCTGCAAATGAACAGTTCCAAGCAGTAGAAACTGAAAATTACAATCTAGTAGTTACAAGTGTATCTGGTGGATCTTCATATTCGGTTGGAGATGTTGTTATCCTACAAAATGATAATCCATCGGGAGCTGCTTACACAACATTTAATACAACTGGAACTCCAAGATCTACTATTACGGTTGCAAACTTAGTTGGTATTACAACAATTAGATTTAATGCTGCTATATCGAAAAATATAGTTGTAGAAAAGGTTAAAAATGCTAACAAAATGAGAATATGGAAGGTTAATAAAACCCTTCGTCAAAGTGACCAAATACAATATGGGTTAGCATACTCAAATATTTACGGAACTAGAATTGAAGATGTAGATATTTCTCTTGGAGTAACTGATGTCTATAAATTACGAGCTGTTTATGAATCTGTTGATAATAATGATGCTGTAGTGCCATATGTCACTTTAGTAGAACCAACCTTTTTTGCAACAGGTTCTTTAGTTACTGGGCAAACTTCTGGTGCAAAGGGTTACGTAGTAGATTTTAATACTGGTACACTAAGATTGACAATTGTTTATGAAGGTTCTGTTCCATTCCAACAGAATGAGACTATAACTGGATTTGACAGTAATGGAAATGCTCTACAATCGCTACTAAGTGATGCTGATGGTTCTATCAACTTGGGAAGTAAAAATATAACTTCTTCTTTCTATCTAGAAAGTGGTCAGAAGAACTTCTTCTACGATGTCTCAAGAATAGTTAGAAAAAAGGGAGTTGCCTCTCCAATTAGAAAAGTAAAAATTGTTGCAGATTATTTCTCACACGAAAGTTCTGGAGATTATTTCAATATTGATTCGTATGTTGGTGTTGAGTATGCTGAAATACCAACATTCGTATCTGCAGTTGGAAGTGGAACAAATACAACATCCACACAAAAAGCACTTAGAGATGTTCTTGATTTCAGACCAGGGGTATCTGCTCTAGCAGACGGAACAGGAACTCTTTCAGATCCATTTGCTTTGAATTGTTCCAGTTTCGATTTTGCAAGTAGAGTATTTAAAGATTCTGAAGATTCTACTACTTTTGATATACCAAAACCAGACTCCGATTTTAGATGCGATTATACTTTTTATCTGCCTAGAATTGATAAACTATTTGTTAATACAACTGGAGAATTTTTACTAACGCTAGGAAAACCAGCAGAAGTTCCTCAACCACCTAGTAATATAGATGGTGCAATGTTATTGGCCACAATAGCCCATAATGCGTATGGATTCAATGTGGATACAGATAATTATATCTTCAAAGAAAATATCAGAAGATATACCATGAAAGATATTGCTGGTCTAGATGCAAGATTACAAAATGTCGAATATTATAGCGTTCTAACTTTACTAGAAAGTGATACAGAATCTCTTACCATTACAGATGAATTTGGAAATGATAAATTTAAAAATGGATTCTTTGTAGACTCATTCGAAAATCAGAACGTTGCTGAAATTACTAATCCTGATTATGGTGCCTCAATTGATTTTGCGGAAAGAATTTTAAGACCATCGCACTATACTACAAATGTTCCTTTAACATGGAATACTTCAGCATCGTCAAATGTAAGAGAATCTAGAAGAATTGTGACTCTCCCATTTGAGCATCAATTATTAATTCAACAACCATATGCATCAAAAACAGAAAACGTAAACCCGTTCAATGTTTTCACATTTTTAGGTGCTATAACTTTAAGTCCTGCTAGTGATGACTGGGTTTCCGTTAGAAGATTACCAACACAAGTAACCAATATCGAAGGAAACTTTAGTGCTCTTGTTGTTAGTCTTGGAGAGAGAACTGCCGAACAGGGTGGTGGATTTGACTTTGAAAATGGATTTGGTCCATTACAATGGAGTTCTTGGACACAAGATTGGACTGGAGCAGTAACAACTACATCTGACGGTAGACCTCAAGGATGGAATGCTAGTGGTGGTGGTATTGCTGTTTGGGGGACCAGAACAATAACTACAACTGGAATTGTTGAGAGGCGAACAGGAACACAACAGAGAGTAAGACCAACATTTAGAACAGAATCTCTAGGTGATAGAGTTGTTAGTAGAAGTAATGTTCCTTGGATTAGAAGTAGAAATATTGGTATAACTGCAGAGGCATTAAAACCATCTACAAGATTCTATGCATTTTTCGATAATGTTGATGCAACTTCATATTGTTTCCCCAAACTCATAGAAGTTATTAAAGATTCAACAGAAAATTCCAATTCAAATAATATACCATTCCAGGTTGGTGAGGTAGTTCAAATCATAGAAACTTCTTCTACTGGAACTAATACTATTATTTTTAGAGCAGAAGTAGCTCGATTAAATGATGGGTATAGATATGATCCATATGCTTCATCTGGAGCAACTTTAACTGGTGAATTAACAGAACTCAGTGACGTATATTCATCAAACACACCATATTTAAATATTGATGTTACTACTTTATCTGGACTTGAAGATGCAGAATATTATGGAAATATCCAAATTAATTATGTTGTGGAAGGATTGAGCTCTGGAGCAAGAGCAGTAATTAGAGATAGAAGACTTATAACGGATCCAAGTGGTAATTTTAAGGGAATATTCTTTATTCCAGATGAAAATGTAGATAGTAATCCAAGATGGGCTACAGGAAGAAGAATATTTAAATTAACTACAAGTTCTACAAATGAAACTCTTTCTATTGGTGATACAACTTCTTCTAGTGGTCAGGTTGAATATGCTGCAACTGGAATTCTTCAGGAAGAGCAAGAGCAACAATTAAGTATCAGGGATGGTGTAATTGAAGATGTAGTTATTCCATCAGAATCACAAAATGTTCCTGCAAGAACTACCACTGAGTCTACTATTGTTGGATGGTATGATCCATTAGCGCAATCGTTTATTGTTCAGGAAAGAGGTGGATGTTATATTTCTAAGGTTGATGTATATTTTGCAACTAAAGATGAAAGAATTCCAGTTAGGTGTGAAATTAGGAGGATGGAGAGTGGAATTCCAACTAAATTTATTCAACCAAATTCACAAATAGTATTACAACCTGAAGAAGTAGAAATTTCTGAGAATGCTTCTATTCCTACTTCATTTATATTTGACTGCCCCGTTTATGTTAGTGATCTAGAGGAATATTGTGTAGTTTTACTATCAGACTCAAATAAATATACAGTTTGGATTTCCGAATTTGGTGAGGTTGATATAACTGGAGATAGAACAATTTCCGAACAACCTTATGCGGGTGTTTTATTCAAATCCCAGAATGGTTCAACTTGGACTCCAAACCAATTACAGGATCTAAAGTTTGAAATTTATAGAGCAGAATTCGGTCCTTTAAATGGAACTCTAGTTTTAAATAATGCTTCTCTTGGATTGCAAAATGGTGGAGTAAGAATTCTTAGAGAAAATCCAATTCAAACTAAACAAGCAACACAAACTTTAGTATTAAATGATAATACGGGTTCATTTACAGTTGGAGCAAGAATTTATCAACAAACTACAAATGCTTCTGCAACGATTCAACAATTTATAGAATCTACAAATCCACATCAATTAGTAATTGAAAATGTTGATGGAACATTCTTGCAAGGTAGTAATATTGGTGGTTTAATATCCTATCCTATTATTAGTAGTCAAACTACTGGTAGTATAAGAGTGGATTCTCCTACAGGTTCATATACTATTGGGAGTACTGTTACTGGAGGAACTAGTGGAGCTACTGCAATAGTTACTGGTTGGTCTTTAGATGGTGGTGGAACATATGGAACTCTATCTGTAAATTATGTGTCGAAGGATTTTGATGATGGTGAAACAATTTCACAAACAAATCCATCTATCTCTGGAACAGTAGACGAAACAAATACTACCTATTCAGGTGATACATATCAAAAATACTTATCATTAAGTCCTACATATTCAGCATTATCAAAGAGAGTCACTGTTTTCCATCGTAATCATGGAATGCATGATCCAACCAATACTGTTGAGATTCGTGACGTAGTTTCGGAGGTTAGCCCAACAACTCTTAGGGCATCGATAAGTAATACTGATTTGTCAATCACCGTCTCTGATGCATTGGCTTTCCATACAGTAATTAATGGACTTCCAATCTCAGAATCTAATCCTGGTTATATGAAAATTAATGGAGAAATTATTTCCTATACTGCAATAGGAAATGATGGAACAGTGATTACTATTCCATCATCAGGAAGAGGATTAGATGGAACTGTTGCTGCTGCTCACCAAGAAGGATCTTTTGTCGAGTGCTACAATTTGGATGGAATACCTTTAACTGAAATCAATAAAGTTCATGAGGGAGTTTACAATGTGTCACTAGATACTTATGATTTACAATGTGAGTCTGTATCTACTAGTGGAATAGTTGCTGGTGGATCTCAAGTTAGAGCAACTCAAAATATACCTTTTGAGTACATCCATCCACAAGTTCAAAAAGTAGAACATGCTTCTACTCCAATATTAGCAAGAATAAACACTGTTTCTGGAACATCTATCAATAATGGAAATACAACAGAAGCCTCATTTGTTAATAGTGGTGAATATATTGAAGTTGATTTGAATCAAACAAATTATTTGTCAGGACAAAAATTAATTCTTTCTGGTAGAAATGAGCAGGAAAAACTTGCAGGTCAAAAATCATTTACTATGCAATTGCTAATGTCTTCATCTACTAGTCTATTAACTCCTATCGTGGATCTTGATAGATGTAGTATCATTACTACAAGTAGTAGAATTAATAATCCAGATAATTGGCAACTATCTGAACAATTTATTGGAGATCCTCATGATGCTGTGTATATTACAAGAATGGTTTCATTAGATAATCAAGTATCTAGATCTATTCATGTATACTTTGATGCTTACAGACCACCCGAAAGCGACTTTAAAGTTCTTTATAGAATAGTTCCACCAGGATTTAGTGGAGATGAAAACACAATTTCTTGGGAATTCTTCAATGAAACTGGAGGACCTGATGCTTTAGTAACTCCTTCAAATAGAGTTCAATTTAAATCATATGTGTATAGTGTTTCTGGTATTGAGTTTAGTAAATATCAAATTAAAATAGTAATGACTTCGACAAACCAAGCATACGTTCCACAAATTAAATATTTCAGAGCTATAGCAACGGCGATCTAATTATGAATTTAGTAAAAATAGAAAATTATCAAGATTTAGTACGGGATGAGGAAACAAATGCCGTACTAAATAATAACAAGACTGCCCGTGATAAGTATCTAGACAACTATCACAGGTTAAAGAAACAACAAAAAGATCTTGAAAAATTAAAAGATCAAGTTTCTACACTTTCATCTGATATGGGTGAAATTAAATCATTACTTAAATTATTAGTCCAGGAGAAAAATAATGTCAATTGAAAAATCTTCCCCAGAAGAATTAATTGCTCAATTTCGTGAAAGATATCAATCTATCGTCACTGAAAATCAACAATTAGCACAAAAAATTAAAGAGAATGAAGCTGTGGCGCTAAAACTTTTAGGCGCAATTGAAGCTTTAGAATACCTTGGAAATGAAGAAGAAAGTGAGGATGAAGTAGAATCCTGATTTTGGGGGCATATGCCCCCCTTCTTTTTTATAAATATATAAAGGGATATTGTAACGGATACTTTGGGATAATTACCAATGGCAAATAGAATACAATTAAGAAGAGGATCTGCTCAAGAGTGGTCAAACGTTAACCCAACGTTAGCCATTGGTGAACTTGGAATTGAAATTGATACTGGTCGTATAAAGATTGGTGATGGTATTACTCCATGGAGTTCTTTGAGATATGAAAGACCATTAGAATCAATAACCAACTCTCCAAATACTCTAGTACAAAGAGATGCTGATGGAAACTTCCAAGCAAGTTCTATTACAGCATCTTTAATTGGAAATGCTTCTACTGCCACAAGATTATCAAACACTCGTCAAATTGCTTTAACGGGTGATATTACAGCATCGTCCACTTTTGATGGATCTGCAAACTTAAATCTTGTCACCGATTTAAAATTAGTTACAACACTTCCGCATTACGATGGTACTATCAACAGTAGTGGCACTTATACTAGAGTAACTGTTGATTCAAAAGGTCGTATCAGTAATGCATCAAATCCATCTAATATTGCTGAATATAATCTAGATGGTACAGTTGAAGGTGAATCTGCTCAAGCATTTGACAGAGATCTTCAAGGAATTGCCGACCTAACTACTACAGGTATTATTACTCGTGTTTCTGATGGTAATATTGTTACTAGATCTGTAACTGGTACAGCAGGAAGAATTTCTGTTACTAATGGATCTGGTGTTCAGGGTAACCCAACTTTAGATTTAATCAATACAACAGTAAACCCAGGAACTTACAATACACCTTCAATTGCAGGTGCTACTCAAACAATTAAAGCAACTCAATTTACAGTAGACCAGTGGGGTAGATTTACTGCTGCAACAGATTATCCAATTGCAACTGCAGTAGAAGGAACAACTGCATCTGCATGGTTAACTGGAACTTCATATTCTCGCTATGATAAAGTTACTAATGGTGGTAGATTATATCAAGCATTAAACGCAGGTACTTCAGGTGCTACTGCCCCCTCACACACCTCTGGAGATGCCTCAGACGGAACAGTGTCGTGGAGACACCTAGGACTAGTTACAACCCGTCAGAAGGGTCTTGCATCGTTCGATCAGGAAGACTTTGATGTAGATGTTAACGGACACGTAACTATTGCAGCGGCAGGTGTAGATAATACTCAACTTCAAAATAATCAAATTCGTTTTGCTGATGGAAATTCCTATACTGCTTACGAGCTCGATAATGAGCTTACTGCTTCTACTGGCTATCGCGGCATCACCACAATCAACGATTTATCAGTTAATACTACTGGGGGCAGTCCTCTGCTTCAGTGCCTTGCTGCTAATGATAATGTAGATATTAATACTACAACTTCAACAATTTTCTCTGATATTACTTTAGATAAAACCAGCACCGCAATTCAAACTATCAATCGTGCTGGTTCATTAACTCTGTTAATGAATGCAAATACAGCATCTAATAGATTCCTTCGTTTAACTGCCAATAATGCAGGTACAGGTGAAGCAAAGATTGAAGTTACTGCTGATGAATCTATTGATATTACTTCAACTAATACAACTATTTCTCTTGCAGCTGCACAGCAGATTTCATTAATTTCTTCTAGTGCTGATGTTCGTGTTGAAGATTTCTATTTTGCAAACAACGTATTAAGTTCCACCAATTCTACAATTGTTCTAGATCCAGCTGGAATTGGAGATGATACTGGTACAGTTCAAATCAAAGGTAATCTTCAAGTTGATGGAACAACGACAACTGTAAATTCAACAACTATCACCATTGATGATGTTATTCTAACTCTTGGTGGTGATCAAACTCCAACTACAGATGATAATAAGGATCGTGGTGTTGAGTTCAAGTATTATGATACTGAAGCACGTTTAGGTTTCTATGGTTGGGATGATTCATATACGACTCTAGCAGGAACTACTGGTGGTTATCGTTTCCTCTACAATGCAACAAATACTTCTGAAGTCTTTACTGGTACTGATGCTGGTCTTATTGCTGGCAACCTTGCCCTCAGTAGTAACGTTGGTTCAACTAGCACAACCACAGGTACTCTGGTAGTAACTGGTGGCACTGGAATCAGTGAGAACCTTTGGGTAGGTGGAACTGCGAATGTTGCTGGTAATACTACCTTACAGGGCACTCTAGGGGTCACTAATCTAGCTACATTTAATAATGGTGTAACGATTGCTGGTAACACAACTGCAGCAACCGAATACTTCAGAATTACTAATGGTGCTGGTACTCCTGTAACTAAGTTTTTAGTAGATTCTGCTACTGGTAATACTACAATTGAAGGAACTGTAACCGTTACTGATAATGTCACACTAAACAAAAATGTGACGATTGTTGGTTCTAATACAGCAGCAACAGAATTATTTAAAATACAAAACGCTTCATCTGTAGACAAATTTGTTGTTGATAGTTCTTCAGGTAATACTACTATTTCTGGAACATTAGGAGTAACTGGAGCAACTACATTAAGTTCGACTTTGGGTGTTACTGGAGCAACTACTCTCACTGGTAATCTAACTACTCAATCTGGTTCTTATGTTTATTTCCAAAATACTGATATTCCAACAGTAGTCCAAAATGGCACTACTGGTGCGTGGGAGATCAGTGGTGGAGATTACGGATCATTCAAATTTGATGGTGGTGGATATGTTGAAGGAGATACTCTTTTCAATAATAACTTATACTTAAATGGATCTCTACAGTTAAAAGATACTGGTAGTGGTGGTACTGCTTCGAGAGTTAACAACCTAGAAGTTCGATATACTTCTACACTTGGATCCACCGCATCATATACTCCTTCATATGCGACTCATACTACAACTAACGCAAGAATAACTGGTGGTGCTGGTATTGGTACTACTCTTCATATTGGTGGTACTGGAGCAAATGAAGGTCTCTATGTTGGCAAGAAAAACAGTGGAGATACTGCTAAATTTAGCGTACTTGGTGCATCAGGTAATACTTCTATTAGTGGAACTTTGGGAGTTGCTGGTGTAACATCGATTACAAATTCTACAGACTCATCATCAACCAGTAATGGTGCTCTTGTCGTAACTGGTGGTGTAGGAATCGGTGGGCAGTTAAGAGTTAATGGAAATACAACTTTAACTGGTGATTTAGGAGTTGATGGTGGAGATTTAAATTCAACTCAGTCAACGTTCAATCTTCTCAATACATCAGGTACAACAAATATAAACTTTGGTGGTTTCGCAACTACATTGAGTATTGGAGCTACAACTGGAACTTGCACAATAAGAAATGCCAATACAGTTATTTCGGGAAATCTTACCGTAAATGGAACAACGACAACTGTAAATGCGACGACTATTACTGTTGATGATCCTATCCTAACTCTCGGTGGAGATACTGCACCAGCATCGGACGATAATAAGGATCGTGGTATTGAGTTTAGATACTTTGATGTATCAGCAAAACTAGGTTTCTTTGGTTGGGATGATTCCTCATTAGGATATAGATTCTTAGAAAATGCTAGTAATACTTCTGAAGTATTTGGTGGTACTGATGCAAGATTATTTGCAGGTAGATTAAGTTTAAGTACTGGTACTTCATCCACTTCAACAACCACAGGTACTTTAATTGTTACTGGTGGCACTGGAATTTCAGAAAATTTAAATGTTGGTGGATCGACAACTTTAACTGGATTACTTGATGCCAATGGTGGTGCTACAATTGACAATATTCGTATTGGAATTGCTAGTGACAATGAAATTGATACCTCTTCAGGTAACCTTACAATTGACTCTGCTGGTGGAACAACTACTATTGACGATGCAACTAGTATTACTGGAATAACAACTATTACTAATGCAACAGGAAGAACAATTCCAAACGGAGCTTCGATTCCCTCACTAGCAGGCGCTTTACAAGTTACTGGTGGTGCTCATATTGGTGAAAACTTTGTTGTTAATGGTGATCTTAAAGTATATGGAGCAGCTGTTTATCAAGGTGGTATTGATTATCAAGGAACACAGACTTATTCTGGTGTTATTAGACAGACTAATACTACTGATGCATCTACCGCAACTGATACTAATGCATCAATTTCTACTGCTGGCGGTGTAGCAATTGCTAAGCAATTGAGAGTTGGTACAAATGCAACTATTACTGGAACTTTAGGAGTTACTGGGGTAACTACATTATCTTCAACTTTAGGTGTTACTGGTTTAATCACTGCTAACGCTGGAATAACAATTAACGGATCTGCTGGTGCAGGTGAAGATTTCATAATTACGGATGGTACTTCAACTCAGTTTAGTGTTGGATCTTCTGATGGTAGTATTTTAACAGAAGGTAATCTAACTGTTAGAGGAAACACTATCATCGGTAATGCTGTCGGTGATACTCTAACTGTAAACGCAACTGCCACATTTAATAATGCAGATATCGTTGGTACTGTTAGAGATGCTAGACAGTGGACATCAACTAGAACTCTCTCCTTCACTGGAGATGCTACTGGTTCAATGAACGTCAATGGTTCTGCAAATGCTTCTACTGCATTAACTCTTGCCACTGTTGCAACTGCAGGAACATATAGATCTGTGACTATTAATGCCAAGGGTTTGGTAACTTCAGGAACAAATCCAACAACTCTATCTGGTTATGGAATTACTGATGCTCAACCATTAGATTCGGATTTAACCGCAGTTGCAGGATTAACTACAACTGGATTGATTGTTAGAACTGCAACTGGAACTGCTGCAACTAGAAGTGTTGTTGCATCTGGTATTGGTATTTCAATTACAAATGGAGATGGAATTTCTGGTAATCCAACAATTACTTCAAATGCATCTCCAAACAATTCTGCAAATACTATTGTTTCCAGAGATGCATCTGGTAATTTTACAGCAGGTACAATTACAGCAACTTTATCTGGTAATGTAACTGGTAATGTAACTGGTAATGTAACTGGTAATGCAGACACTTCAACAAGAACTTCTGGAATTTCATCTGCAGCGGCACCAACATCATCTACCGCTGCTGGAACTACAGGAGAAATTCGTTATGATGCGAACTATGTTTACATTTGCATTGCTACAAATAGTTGGAAGAGAATCGCATATGACGCAACCGCATGGTAAGGAGGAACTAGCAAATGTCAGCATCAAAACCAGAAACTAGAGCAGAATTTAAAGCATGGTGTCTAAGAAGACTTGGATACCCTGCTATTGACATTAATGTTTGTGATGAGCAACTTGATGATCTTATCGATGAAGCAGTGAGTCACTATCAAGAATTCCACTATGAGGGATCATACAGATCTTTAATTAAAATAGAAGTTACAGAGAATATGAAAACTGTGGCTACTAGTTCTTCTGCTATTGCTGGAACAGATTGGTTGGAATCAAATCCTTACGTTGAACTTCCTCCTGGTGTTCAGGGAGTAGATAATGTGTTCACTCAAGTTAGTGCATCTTCGTCTATCCCAGGTAATATATTTAATATTAAATATCAGTTATTTTTGAATGACATCTATGCATTCACCAATAATCAAATTCTACACTATTATATGGTGCAGAACTATCTTGAAACCTTAGACTGGGTTACTAATTCAAGACTATACAAGAGATTGAGATATACTGCAAATACAAATAAATTATATGTAGATATTGACTGGTCAGAACTAGGTGTTGGTGAATATATTGTTGTTGATTGCATCATGGGTGTCGATCCAGATTTATATCCAAAGACTTGGAATGAGCACTGGTTAAAAGATTATGCTACTGCGTTGTTTAAAGAACAGTGGGGACAAAATTTAAGCAAATATGATGGCATTCAAATGTTAGGTGGTGTTACCTTAAATGGAAGAAAAATCCTCGAAGAAGCAAAGCAAGAATTAAAAGATCTCAAGGAAGAACTAAGAGACACTTTTGAATTACCACCAATGGATTTAATCGGTTAATCCTATGTCAAATCACACAGAATCTAGTTGCACTCAAAGTCCAGATCCAGTTCCAAGTTGTAGACTTAGACTAAATGGAACAGTTGGAGAACAAAATCTTCTTTCGGATTTGATAACAGAATCAATAGATATCTACGGTCAAGATGTTTATTATATCCCAAGATCTTTGGTGAAAGAAGATCAACTCTTCAATGAAGATACAATGTCCAAATTTGAAGGTAATTATTTAGTTAGAGCATATTGCAATACTGTAGATGGATGGGAAGGACAAGGGGATTTACTAAGTAAATTTGGTATTCGTATTGAGGACAAAACTACGTTTGTCATTTCTAAAAGACGTTTTACACAACTAGTAGATGATAGTGCAAATCTGATAGTTGAAGGAAGACCTAATGAGGGAGATTTAATCTGGGCTCCATGGGCAAGTGACTTATATCAAATTAGTTTTGTTGAGCATGAAAAACCATTCTATCAACTTGGAAGAGGATATGTATGGGAACTTAAATGTGAACTATTCCAGTATAGTCATGAAGATTTGGAATCTGGAATTGAAGAAGTGGATATAATTGAAGATGAAGATGGATACACATTAGATCTAACCTTTGCTTCTGGTGGTACTGGAAATTATACAGTTGGAGAAACTGTATATGGAGCAAGTCACGATGCATCAATAGCATATACTCACGTAGATTGGACTTTAGGATTTACAGTATGGGATACTGGAGATGGATACGATCCACTAGATCCACCAACGATCACTTTTTCAGCACCTCCAGCTGGAGGAACTCAAGCAACTGGAGTTGTGCAAGTAAATGATGCTGGACAAATTACAGGTGTAACATTAAATCCTGGTTCTGGATACACATCGGCACCATCATTTACTTTAGAACCTTCACCCGAAAGACCTTATGGTGAGGTTGTTTCTTGGAATCCGACCACTAGAAAATTACGTCTAAATAATTTGACAGGAGAATTTAGCGATAATGAAACGGTTGTTGGTGTAACGTCTGGAACATCAAGAACAATTAATATTCTAGATTCATATACTATGGGAGAAATTGAAGGAGCACAAAATAAATACTTTGAAGTCAAAGGAGATCTTATTGTTGATTTCACAGAAGATAATCCGTTTGGTGAATATGGAAATATGGGAGACAGATTCTAATGTTAGGGACTTATTTTTATCACGAAATATTTAAAAAAACCATCGTTGGTTTTGGAACTCTTTTTAATAATATTCAATTAAGAAGAGTTTCAAATGATAAAACTGAGGTAATGAAAGTTCCCTTGGCATACGGTCCTGCAGAAAAATATCTTGCAAGATTAAGACAAACTCCAGATCCACAGCAAGCAAAAATTCAGATTACACTTCCCAGAATTGCATTTGAATTAACTGGTATTACATACGATACATCAAGAAAAGTTGCACCAACTCAAGTTGTTAGAGTTGATGATAAAAAATCTTTCATGCCAGTTCCATACAATTTAGATTTTGAATTGAATATTTTGTCAAAAAATCAAGATGATGCTTTACAGATTGTTGAGCAAATTCTTCCATTCTTCCAACCATCTTATAGCATAACTATCAATATGCTTCCAGAGGTTAGTGAGTCAAAAGATATTATTGTCAATCTTGATAGTGTAACTTATAGAGATGATTATGATGGAGACATTGACCAAAGAAGAACTCTTATCTATACATTAAAGTTTACTGCAAAAACATACGTGTATGGACCAGTAAGAGATCTAACACAAATCAGAAAAGTTATTACAGATACATATGCATCTATGGATCAAGTAAATGCACCAAGAGTTCAAAGATATACTGTTGAACCAGATCCTATTGATGCTGAATCTGGAGATGATTTTGGATTTAATGAGGTGTTCTCAGAATTTACTGACATACAAAAATGGAACCCAAACACAGGACAGGATGAACCAATATGAGCACTTATGATGGATTAGACCAAGTTTTTGATGTGGAACCAACTGAGATTATTGAATCGCCAAAGGAAGTTCCACAATCACAAAAACCAGAAATACAACAAGATTATGAAGTAACTAGAGCACAGTTGCACAATCTTGTCATGAAAGGTCAAGAAGCCATTGACGGTATTCTTGATGTTGCTAGAAGTTCAGATCACCCTAGAGCATATGAAGTTGCTGGACAACTCATCAAGAATGTGGCGGATGTTACTGACAAATTAATCGACCTCCAGAAAAAGATGAAAGATATCGATGAGAAACCTAGATCAAGTCCTACTACAGTTAATAATACTATGTTTGTTGGATCAACATCAGAATTGGCAAAACTTCTCAAGCAAAACTCAAAAGAAACTAAATAAAGTATAGGAAAGAATTATTTTTGGGGTATTGAAATGTCCGTTTTAAACGTATTAAATACAAACACCATCTCTGCGGCAGGAGAATCGTATCTGAGAGTGAATACTGGTATTTACAGAGTGAGTGCTACTTCAGCATCTACCGTTCAATTTAATAATGGTCCTGCTATCACATTACTAGCAGGTGAATCAGTTTTATTGAAAGGTGCTAATCCTGGAAGAGCTGGAATTACGAGGGCAACTGATTCTGAAACTGCAGTATATACTTTAGGCGATGGCGGCGTTGGTCTAACTGGTAATACTCATCCGTTCAGTGTTGGAGATTACATTGAAACATGCGCTCCTTATTCTGGTATTATCGGTATTGAGTTTGAGTCTGCTGCATCTTCAGGTAAAGTAATTACTGCTACCACTAGCAATACAATCACTACTGATATTGATTCATCTGCAGCTGCATCTGATTATGTTTATGCTGGCGGAGAACAAGGTCATGTACACAGATGTATCAAAATTACTGCTGGTGCTGCAAACATCGTTGTAGAAGAAGTCCAAATTGTTGGAGGCTGATATGAAGTCTTACAAACAATTCTTATCCGAATCAGTAAATATTGCTGGAGATTTCAACGGAACTCTTCATGTGCATTCTGATGGTAAAAATGCAGAACCAGTAGGAGAAACTTACAGTGCAGATATCATCTATAATGGTGAGTTATTTCGTATAGAAATAATTTCTGAAGATGGAATTCCCAATCATGGTGATTTGACATGGATGCTTCAGGAACAGTATCCTGGTGCGATGGTTCAGCAGATCTATCCACCACAGAAACCAAAGGTTAATATTACCAAATCTAATAGATTAAACGTTGATTCATCAGCTCATAAGTATGGGGCATTCTAATAATGGCACAGTGGAACAAGAATACGCAGGACTTTCTAAATCAAGAAAGATCCTTATTTGAAGTTGTAAATATTGCTGATCACTGGGGAGAACAAACAGATTGGAGACCTCAGTTTTCATCTAAGAATAGATTAAAGGTATCTCCATACCAAACAACATTCTTTAATACCTTCCAGTATGGTTTAGAAACCGATAACTGGGATACTGCCACAACTGGCACTGCTTCGGCAGTTCACAACCCAAATGCTTCTAACGTGATTATGTCAGTTGGAAGTAATGTTGGAGATAAGGTGATCCGTCAGACCAGAACTGTGATGCGTTATATTCCAGGCAGAGCAACACAGTGTTCTTTTGGTATTCGTTTGGAAGCACCAGTAACAGGTGTTCGTAGAAGGTTTGGTGTTTTCAACGATAACGATGGAGTGTTCTTTGAAGATGGTGGAGATGGAAACTACTACTGTGTTATTCGTAGTAAAGCAACTGGCACCGTAGTAGAAAGAAGAGTTGCTAGAGAAGATTGGAATGGTGATAAGTTAGATGGAACTGGTCCAAGTCAAATCACAGCATCACCAACTACTCAACAACTAATCAATATTGATTATGAGTGGTATGGTGCGGGTCAAGTTATTTTCAGTTTTGTGATTGATGGAGAAACTCACGTCATTCACAAGTTCAATAATGCTAATAATATTGATCGTGTTTGGTGTGCTACTCCATTCCTTCCCATCCGTTTGGAGTTAGAGAATACTGGTGGTGCCGCTGGAACTCATTATCTCTATCAAGGTTCCAACTCACTTATCCAAGAAGGAGAACCAGAGAAACTCGGTAATCTTGTAAGTCGTAGTAATGCTATTACTGGCACCACACTAACGGCTGCTAATACATATTATCCAGTCATTAGTATTCGTCTCAAATCAACAGCATTACAAGGTGTAGTTCTTCCAAGATCTCTTCAGGTTGCTACGAATGACAACACGAATGTATTTTGGAGATTGATTGAAAACCCAACTCTCACTGGAGCAGTTTGGACCGACCCAACCGACACAAATATCTTTACTCAATATGATATTAGTGCTACTGCTTATACAGGAGGCACCACTCTGTTGGGTGGATTTACTATCGGTGGTGGATCTAGTTTGATTGAGTTGGATAAACAAGCATCACTACAACTCGGCAGAAGTTCTTTGGGAACTGTGAGTGATGTTTACACTCTTGTCTGTGCATCACCAAACACAAACAAAGCTGCTGTCGCTGTACTAAACTGGTTGGAGCAGAGATAAATAGTACATCTAGGAATAAACCATGGAAGATAATCTAAGGGAAAACACTTCTTCGGGTAATGCTCGTAGAGCAAAGTTCGGCGGCATCAAACAAAAAGTAAGTTCTTCTGAAGTTATTAGTAATACTCAGAAGCAAGATCAAATTGTAAAACATTATGCTGATCATGCAGCGAAAAAGAAAGCTGCTGGCGATGAGGCTCATGCTGCTGCAACCAAGGCAGGTAAAAGTCCTATGGAAGCAGAGGGAGCAAGAAATAGAGCACACAGAGAATATGAAAAAGCACAGAAGAAAGCACGTTTAAATAATTCTTACATTCCTTCCTTTGGAGAGTATATTGAAGAAGGAGAGGCTTGGCAGAACAAAGAAGGAAAAAACAAAAATGGCGGACTCAACGAAAAAGGACGTAAATCCTACGAAGCTGCGAATCCAGGAAGCGATCTTAAAGCACCAAGCAAAGAGGTTGGAAATCCCCGTCGCGCATCGTTCTGCGCTAGAATGTCTGGAATGAAGAAGAAGTTAACTTCCTCTAAAACTGCAAATGATCCAGACTCACGCATAAATAAATCATTACGAGCTTGGAACTGCTGATGTCTAAGTCACCAAACAAAGGTAAAAAAGGATCTGCTGGAAATAAGAAGCAGAACCAGGGAAATGCAACTGCTAAGAAAGCAAAGAACGGCGGAAAGAAAAAATGAGTTTAAAAGATCCTTACGTTTATCGCGTTAGACAAGTTCATAAAGTTGTCGATGGCGATACGATTGATGTGGATATTGATCTAGGATTCGATGTCTCTCTTGCTAAAAGAGTTCGTCTTGCTGGTATTGATACGCCAGAGAGTCGCACTAAAGATTCATATGAAAAGAAACTCGGTCTTGAATCAAAAGATTGGTTGAAGCATCGTCTTGAGTTTGCAAAAAATATTATTATTAAAACAGAACTTCCAGACAGTACAGAAAAGTATGGAAGAATTTTAGGATGGCTATATATTAATGATGAACCCACTTCCATCAATGAGCAAATGATCCAACAGGGTTATGCTTGGTCTTATCTAGGAGATACTAAGGTAAAAGATTTTGCTCTTCTAGAAGCAAGACGAAAAGGTGAAGTGGACAACCGTAATTTTGTATGAACGCTAACGACATTTATCTTGGTAATCCTAATCTAAAAAAAGCAAACGTATCAGTTGAATTTACACAAGAACAAATTGAAGAATTTATCAAGTGTAGTCAAGATCCATTGTACTTTGCTAAGAACTATGTAAAAATTGTTTCTCTTGATGAAGGTCTAATCCCATTTGAGATGTGGGATTTCCAAGAAGAGTTGATTACAAATTTTCATAAGAATAGATTTAATATTGCAAAGCTTCCACGTCAGACAGGGAAATCAACGACTTGCGTTTCCTATTTGATGCACTATGCGTTATTCAACGATAACGTTAAGATTGCCATTCTAGCAAACAAGGCTGAAACGTCAAGAGAACTTCTGTCTCGTTTGCAGTTATCATATGAAAATCTTCCAAAGTGGATGCAGCATGGTATTGTCTCTTGGAACAAGGGATCTCTAGAATTAGAGAATGGTTCTAAGATCATTGCAGCATCTACATCATCTAGCGCAGTCCGAGGAAACTCCTTCAATATCATCTTCTTGGACGAATTTGCGTTCATCCCAAACAACATCGCAGAGCAGTTTTTCTCGTCTGTATATCCAACTATTTCATCTGGTAAGACCACCAAAGTTATTATCATTTCGACACCAAACGGAATGAATATGTTCTATAAACTTTGGCATGATGCTGAAAGAAATAAGAATAGTTATGTTCCTCTAGAAGTACACTGGTCTCAGGTTCCAGGTAGAGATGCTAAGTGGAAAGAAGAGACGATTGCTAATACATCACAGAGACAGTTTACTCAGGAGTTTGAGTGCGAGTTCTTAGGATCGGTTGATACTCTCATCAATCCAGCAAAACTCAGAAACATGGTTTATGAAGATCCTATTAGATCTAACAAGGGACTTGATATCTATGAAGAAGCAAAACCAGATCACCAGTATATCTTGACTGTTGATACTTCAAGGGGAACTAGTCAGGATTACTCTGCATTTATTATTGTTGATATCACAACGATTCCATATAATATTGTCGGTAAGTACAAGAACAATGACATTAAACCAATTCTCTTACCAAATATTATTCATGATGTAGCAAAAAATTATAACAAAGCATACATACTAATAGAAGTCAATGATATTGGCGCACAAGTCGCTGATATTCTACAATATGATTTGGAATACGACAACCTATTAATGTGTTCGATGAGAGGTCGTGCAGGTCAGATTGTAGGATCTGGTTTTAGTGGAAAGAAGGCTTCACTTGGAGTTCGTATGACTTCCGCTGTTAAAAAAGTTGGTTGCTCTAACCTGAAAGCACTGATAGAAGAAGATAAACTTATCGTAAAGGATTACGATATTATTAGTGAACTCACAACATTCATTCAGAAGGGCAATTCATTTGAGGCAGAAGAAGGATGTAATGATGACTTGGCAATGTCTCTTGTGATATTCTCTTGGCTTGCAATGCAACCTTACTTTAGAGAAATGACGAATAATGATGTTCGTCAAAGAATCTATGATGACCAAAGAGAAGCAATTGAAGCAGATATGGCTCCTTTTGGTTTCATATTAGATGGAACAGAAGAAGAAAGTTTTGTGGATAATGATGGTGATCGGTGGCACCTAGATGAATATGGTGACAGATCGTTTATGTGGGAATGGAGATAGTGGATCTTAATAATCAAATAAATTTAGAACACCTACTATTTGTAGATCGTCAATGTAGATCTTGTGGGCAAGTTAAAAATTTATTAGAAGATTTTTATTTGACAAGAAAAGACAGAGGATTTTATCCATCAGCATATTCTTATGAATGTAAGGAGTGTACTATAAAAAGAATAACAGTTGGAAGAATGTCTAGTAAGATTTTAGATAGATGGGAATATCCTGATTGGTAACTGTGTTCATGCATGATTTCCCCAATGGAAATAATCGTTTTGATAAATAATTTCAGAGTAAACCTTGACAATCTTCCAGGAGAATAAGACATGGCATTAAGTCAACTTTCGCCAGGGGTAGTTATCAGAGAAATTGATAACTCTACTGTAACTACCGCAACAAACCCAGCTTACGCTGGACTTGCTGGATCCTTTGCTCGTGGTCCAGTTAACGAATTAAGAGTAATCACAACTGAAGAGCAACTAAAGCAAGTTTTTGGTAGACCAACTGAGCAAAATTTCGAAACTTGGTTTTCTGCAGCACAGTATATTCTATACGGTGGTACAATCAAGATTGCAAGAACCGATGATGCAGCATTAAGAAATGCGGTTTCAAACGGCGGTGCTGTGAAGATTAAGAATCTTGATGATTATGAAAATAATTATTCCACTGGTAATGTATGGCATTTTGCAGCAAAGACTCCAGGTGCTTATGCAAATGGAGTTAGGGTATACATGACCGATGCAGGTCCAGATCAGATCCTCACTCTCGATGCACCTTCTTCTGGTGATGAGTGGCAGTTTGCTGCTGGAGATTCTATCAGTGCATCTAGCGGAGCATCTGCAACTGTTTATAAGTACTCTGTACATCTAAGACTAACTGATATTGTTGGATCATTTGTCCCTGGTGCTGCTACTGCAGGTGGATCTTCTGTAACTGTTTTGGCATGGGATTCAGAAACAAGAACTCTAGAAGTTGAATTATCACCAACCTATACTGGTGTTTTAATCGCAACAGATACAGTAGTTCAGGGAAGTTCTTCTGCTGTTGTTGAACTAGTATCCAGAAGACTTTTATCGGTTAACGATAGAGGAGCAATCAATTTTGCTGCTGGCAATGACATCACGGATGGAAATGCTAACTCAGTAAATATTGGTGCTGTTGCTAAAGAATATCTAACCAGAGAAGTTTTCAAAGGTCTAAGATGGGCTAGTATTGGTGTTCGTCCTGGAACATCACCTTTCGTTGCAGAAAAAAATGGTTATCAGGATGAAGTTCATGTAGTAGTTGTAGATGCTACTGGTGCTGTTACTGGTACTCCAAACACTATTCTAGAAAGATTTAGCGGTTTATCAAAAGCATCTGACGCAAAGACAACTAACGGAGAACTAAACTATTTCCCAACCGTACTGAAGAATAAATCAAACTACGTTTATTGGGGTGAGCACAATACAACAGATACCTTCGCTGTTTCTGGTGGTGTTGCTGCTGGTACTGCAGCTGCTAACTCAGCATATAACTTACTACAAACTGCAGATGGAGTTACAAATGTAGTAGATAATAATGTTTTTGTAAATAGTGTAAATGGAGCATCTGTACAATATGTTCTTAGTGGTGGTGTTGATGCTTGGGGATTTGCTTCAGAGGCATATCAAAATGCATTAAGTCTATTTGCTGATGTAGAAGCAGAAGATATCGACTTCTTCATTCCTGGTGGAATGGGCGATGATGAATTAGATGCTCTAACTAAAGCAAATCTAATTCTAAATCTAGTACATTCTAGAAAGGATTGCATGACATTCTTCTCACCAACAAGAGGTCATGTCCTAGGAATTACTGATACTGATGCAATCACAAATAACTTAGCAAATTATTTCGCTAAGTTCCCAAGCACCTCCTATGCTGCTTTTGATACTGGATATAAGTATATCTATGATGTATATAATGATGTATATCGTTATATTCCCTGCGGTGCTGATATGGCAGGTCTATGCCTTTCTACTGCTAGAGATGTTGATGCATGGTATTCACCTGCAGGATTCCAAAGAGGTGTCCTAAGAAATGCAATCAAACTAGCATATTCACCAAACAAACCACAAAGAGATACTCTCTACAGTGAGAGAGTCAATCCAATCGTATCTTTCCCTGGTCAAGGAATTGTTCTCTTTGGAGATAAGACTGCACTAGGATATGCTTCGGCATTTGATAGAATCAATGTTCGTCGTTTATTCTTAACTATTGAAAAGACTGTTGGAACTGCTGCAAAGGCACTTCTATTCTCACAAAACGATGAAACTAGCAGATCACAATTTAGAAACTTCGTTGAGCCATACCTAAGAAATATCCAAGGTAGAAGAGGAGTAACAGACTTCCTCGTTAAGTGTGATGAGACAAATAATCCTCCAGATTCGGTCGATAGAGGAGAGTTCTATGCTGAGATTTATCTCAAGCCAACAAGAACCATCAACTACATCACAATTTCCTTCATCGCAACCAGAACTGGTGTTGCATTTGAAGAGGTCGCATCGTAATTCTTGAATATTTTTTTTCAAATAGGAGGATAAACTAATGGCAACATCAAACGTAAGAGGAAGAATTACTTCTTTTAAATCATATTCTAATTATGATTATGCAAGACCAAATCTATTCCAAGTTGATATTGATTTTCCATCTGCAGTCGGTCTAGCTGCGGGTGGTGATCCTAATGATGCTGCTAATGCAGAAAGTTTGAATTCGATCAGAGTTCTTGGTGGATTTATCGTAAAAGCTGCCCAAATTCCAGCATCCACAATTGGAGTCATCGAGGTTCCTTTCCGTGGAAGAATGCTAAAAATTGCAGGTGATCGTACCTTTGAACCTTGGACTATTACAATCCACAATGATACTGGTTTCAGACTTCGTTCATGGTTCGAAAAGTGGATGGAGTGCATTCAAATCTATGATGAGAATGCAACTCTTATTGATTACAGCGAAGCTGTAACTGGAACCCCAAGCTATCTAAACTATATGAAGGATATGCAAGTAACTCAACTAGATAGAAGAGGAAATGCTGTCAGATCATATAAGTTCTACGATTGCTGGCCATCAAACGTTTCGTCAATTGATCTGGATTTTGGTTCCAATGATGCTATTGAAGAGTTCACTGTAGAACTTCAAGTTCAATACTGGAAGCCACTTGAGGGTGATACTGAAGTTGAAATTGATGGCACTGAAGCTCTTGCTGGTGCTGTAGATTCACAATGATTTAAAACTTGATAAATAGTAGCAAGGGAATCTTTGCTACTATAGGTTTTTAGAATGTCACAATTATTTGGATACTCTGTAGAGAGAGCAAAGAAGGTTCCGAAAGGGCCTTCTTTTGTGCAGAAAGACAATCAGGACGGAGCAACTCCGATTGCAGCTGGCGGTCATTACGGTTATTACGTCGATATTGACGGAGCTGTAAAAAACGAGTGGGAAATGATCACTCGCTACAGAGATATGATTCTACAACCAGAGTGCGACTCTGCTGTAGATGATGTTGTCAATGAAGCAATTTGCGGGAACTATAATGATGTTCCAGTAGAAATAAATTTAGAAAATCTTAAAGGCGTTAGCGAAAAAGTTAAAAAACTTATTCGTGAAGAATTTGATTATGTTCTAGAACTTTTAGACTTTGAAAATAAATCATACGAAATTTTCCGTCGTTGGTATGTTGATGGAAGATTATTTTATCATAAAGTCATCGATACAAAAAACCCTGCAGATGGAGTTATTGAATTACGTTACGTTGATCCTAGAAAAATACGTAAAGTAGTTGAAATTGAAAATAGACCCGATAGAATTAATCCTGAAGATCCTGCTCAAGCGTTCATGCAAAAAACGGTTGAGTATTTTATCTACAATGGAAAGGGTTTGAAGGCTGGTGATACTCAGGGTATCAAAATTGCTCCAGATGCAATTACCTTTGTGCATTCTGGCATCTTTGATATGAACAAAAATATGGTGCTTTCGCATCTACACAAAGCGATCAAAGCAGTTAACCAGTTGAGAATGATCGAAGACTCACTGGTTATCTATAGATTGTCTCGTGCTCCAGAGCGTAGAATTTTCTATATTGATGTTGGCAACCTACCTAAGATCAAGGCGGAGCAATATCTCCGTGAGGTTATGTCTCGCTACAGAAACAAGTTAGTGTATGACGCTAACACTGGTGAGATTAAGGATGACCGTAAGTTCATGAGTATGCTTGAGGACTTCTGGCTCCCTCGCCGTGAAGGTGGTAGAGGAACTGAAATCTCCACTCTTCCTGGTGGTCAGAATCTTGGAGAACTTGAAGATGTTAAGTATTTTCAAAAGAAACTGTACAAAGCACTCAACGTTCCTTCCTCAAGATTAGAAACTGAAACTACTTTTAACATCGGTCGTTCGACTGAAATCACGAGAGACGAACTCAAGTTCCAGAAGTTTATCAATCGTCTTCGTAAGCGTTTCTCAGATCTATTCCAAGATATTCTTAAGACGCAACTTCTTCTTAAAGGTGTAATTACTCTTGAAGATTGGGATCAAATTAAAAATCATATTCAGTATGATTTTATTGCTGACAACTACTTCAACGAACTCAAGAACATGGAGATGATGAACGAGAGAATGAATCTCGTTGCAACCATGGATCCTTTTGTTGGTAAGTATTTCTCTATCGAACAAATTCGTCGCAATATTCTTAAGCAGTCCGATGAGGAATTTAAGGATATTGATAAGCAAATTGAAAAAGAAATGGAAGAAGGTAAGATCATGGATCCGAATGCAATGATGGATCCTGCTACTGGAATGCCAATGGATCCGAATGCTGCTATGGATCCTAATGCTCTTCCTCCAGAGGAAACTGGTCCACCAGAGATGGGAGATGGTGGAGTTGAAGCTGATCCAAGAGATCTGAAAAAAGCAGAATTCTAAATAATTAGATAGGAGTTAATTATTATCATGTCTACAGAAATTTTCGATAGTATTTTTGCAAAAAACAACGCTCAAACAATTGAACTTGTAAGTGACGTTCTGCAGTCAAAAGCATTTGACGCAATTCAACAAAGAAAAGTTGAAGTAGCACAAAACATCTTCAATCAAGAGGTATCAGAGGAAGAAGAATGATGAAACTAATTACGGAGAATATTGAAGAGATTCAAGTTCTTACCGAAGAAAAAGATGGTAAGAAAACCCATTTTATTGAGGGTATTTTTCTACAGGGAGATATTACAAACCGCAATGGTAGAAATTATCCCGTAAATATCCTTGAGCGTGAAGTTGCTAAATATAATGAGAACTTTGTTGGAACAGGCAGAGCTCTTGGAGAACTCGGTCATCCCGATGGTCCTACCATCAATCTTGATCGTGTTTCTCACAAAATTCTTTCCCTAAAAAGAGAAGGAAACAATTTCATCGGTAAGGCGAAACTATTGGAAACTCCAATGGGCAAAATCGCTAAAAACTTACTTGATGAGGGTGTAAAACTCGGTGTTTCTTCAAGAGGTCTAGGATCTCTAACAGTTAAAGATGGTGTCAATTATGTTGGCGAAGATTTTATGCTTGCCACTGCTGCGGATATCGTAGCTGACCCTTCTGCTCCTGATGCTTTCGTTGAGGGAATCATGGAAGGTAAAGAGTGGGTTTGGGAAAGTGGTATGTTAAGAGAAGTTGATATCAACAATCTTAAGAAAACCATTGACGAGGCAACTCGTTTTGACCTCCAAGAACGCAAAGTAAAAGCATTTGCAGCGTTCCTTAGAGGTTTATAATATTTTTAATATATAAATAATTACACGAAATTCCCCGTAAAATAGACAGGAGACAATTCAAATGTCAGAAGATATTTCAAGCATGGATCTAGATGAGGGTACTAATGCAGTAACCAAGGGTGCAAAACCCGCTGAAAGATCCGATCTACACAACGAAGCAGAAGAAATTGGTGGTCCTACCCCCACTTCAGGTAAGCCAGATGATACCGAATCAATCGGTAAAAAGGTTGCTGCTAAGATGAAGGGTGCAACTGCTCCTGGAACTAAGCCTTCTGCTGCGTCAGGAGACAAGCAAGATTCTCTAAATAAAAAGCCTACTTTTGAGGAGACCGAAGAAGATGGCGAACTCATCGAAGAAGAGCAAGAAGTTGTTCAG